AGACGACGCGCACACCACCACCACCGTGTCCTCACCGTCATGCAACGCGTACAAGTACCCCGGCAGCAACCGATCCGCGCTCGCCAACTTCAGCAACTCATGCACCGCCTGCGTCACCCCACGGCTGGTGTCGACCACCACCGTGCTCTCGTGCCGCAGCACGCGCAGCACATCAACCGCGAACCGATCGTGAAGCTCGAGCATCAACGAGTCAGGCGTGTGGCCCTCAAGCAACTGCCAACGCGTCTTCTTCGACCCTGGCTTCAGTGGCACCCGCACCGCACCCAGCGATCGCAAGTCGTTCTCGACCACCGTGATGCCGGGTGACAAGCCGAAGTACGCCTCCACCTGCTCCATCAGCATCCTGGTCGGCGCCCAGTCGATCGGCATCTGCAGCAGCCGCAGTACGAACGCCCTTCGTTCCGCCCGCTGGCCCGCCGCCGCCGACTTGCCTATCGCGTACGCTCGCCAGTCCAGGATCGGCGCTTCCCTGGGGGCGATGCCCCTCAGGGAGCGCCTGCGATCCTGCGGCGGCTCAGAAGTCGGTTTGTTCCGCTCCATGTTCGCCACCGTCACCGGGTTGTGCTGTCGAGAGCGCGTAGTCCGCGACGCGCCCTTCCCACGTCGGCGCGTCCGCTTGGAGAAGGGTGACGGCTTCTTCATGGGTCAACTCCCCGAGCTTGGCGATGGTGCGGCCGACGGCGAGGCTGATGATCGCCTTCACGTCGTTCATGTCGGGCACGCCCTGCTCAGCGAGTGCATCCAAGATCGCTTGCCCTTGCGCCTTGCTGGCGTGCTTGCCGCTGGCGGCGGTCGGCTTCGATGCCGGCTTCGGCTTCTCGAACGGGTCGGCAGCCTCGATGACCTCGACGTCAAGCACCTCTTCGCGAGGCGCGATCGGCAGGTCACGACGGTTCACCCTCGGCGGCGGCTCACTGGGCGGCACCACCGTCGGCGGCAGCACCTGCGTCTGCGCCATCTCCTCCTCCGTGTACAACCCACCCAACTCCTGCGGGAACGCGCGCCGCAACGCCTGCGCCTCCGCCACCTTCGCGATCATCACGTCAGGCATGGTCGGCCACAAGCCCATCGGGCTGCCGTCCTTGCCCTTCTGCACGAACGACTTCCAGCGAGCGACAGCGAACAGCGGCTGATCGAACCCGCGCCGCATCACACCCACCCGCGCAGCAGCCGGCGGCTCATCCTCCAGCCACACGTCACGCCACACGCCATCAGGACCGCACCACTCCGGCCCCACCTGCCCCGCGTACTCACGGCTCCGCTGAGCGATCAACCGCAACCCGTCGATGCTCACCTGCGTGGTCATCACCAGCCGCTTCTCCTGCGACGACCACCGCTTCACCGGGTAGATCTGCTTGGCGAACGCGTCGAGCTTGGTGCGGTTGCAGATCTGCAGGAACAACGCAAGCTCGTCGTCGGTGGCGCCTCGAGCGATGGTGCTCTTGATCAGGTCGATCTGTTCGCGCGGGATCTCCGGCGCGATCTTCGCCAGGTCGTGACTCACGATTCCATCTCCCAACTCTCGAAGTCGCTGCGGCGGATGATCCAGCGGCTACCCACGCGCTTGGCGGGCAGCGACCCAGACCGCAGCAGCTTGTACACGCTGGTCAGGCTGATCGGCAGCGCGTCAGCGATCTCCTGCGGCGTCACGAACTCGATGCGCACCCGCTCCGCCGCCTCCTCAGGGAACAGGCGCTGCTGACCCGGCAACGGCGCCGCCGCCTGCGGATGCAGGTAGTCAGCCAGTCGACCCATCAGCCCGTACACGCTGAACAACGCCAACCGAGCTACCTCAGCGTCGGACGCGTACGACCCGTCCGCCATCAGTTGCTCCCTGGTCGACCGAAGCTCCTCAGCCAGTTCCTTACCCGTCAGTGTCATCCCAAACCTCCTCAGCCATGCCCCGCTTCACCAGCGGATCGCCGTGCAAGTCTCGGTACTCCAGCACCGCGTCCGTGGGCACGCCCATCCCGTCAACCAACGGCATGTCCGCCACGAAGAGCGTTCTGGTACCCATCACGCACGTAGTGATCGCCCCTGTCTGGGCGCGGTAGTACGCCGCTCGCAGGCTGATGCCCGCCAGGTCCGCGTACTCCTCCGCCGTCAACAGGTTTGGACTGAGCGCAACCGTCCGCCTCATTCCGCACCTCCTCGCAATGCAATGCCAATCATAGCAGTTGCGCCGGCGCAACAACGCGCCGTTGCCGGCGCCGGCCACCACGCGTACCGTGATGATGCGGCGTCCCTCACGCCGTTCCTGCCCTCCTCAGTACGCACCCCGTTGTCTCCGCCGGCCGGGGTGCGTACCCTTGGTGCATGAGCAGCCGGCGGTTCAGTGGCGTCCTGTGGCCCATCGAAGTGCCACGAGTGACCCTTCCCTTCAGCGCAACGTGGACGCAGTGGTACAGCGACGAGCGTCCGCACCGTGGTGTCGACATCGCGCCGTGGCCCGGCAGCACCGGACGGCCAGTCCGATCGCCCATCCACGGCACCGTCGCGTACGTCCGCGAGTCGACCACCGCCGGCCTCGACCTCGCCATCACCGGCAGCGTTCCGTACCCGTGGGGCGCCAGCGACCTCAAGGGTCGGCACGTCGTGTTCGCTGCGGACGAACCGTTCCACATCCGCATGTGCCACCACAGTGAGATCCTGGTGGTCGAGAACCAACTGGTGGCTGCGGGTGATCTGATCGCGCGCATCGGCAACACCGGCGTCCAGTCGAGCGGCCCGCACGTTCACCTGGAGATCCGCAAGGGCGCGTTCGATGATTGGCTGGTGGTCGACCCGATGCACTTCTTCATTGCGGCCATACCCGGCCTCCGCCAAACGGTGGTCGGACTTCAGTAGGAGGTGATTCGCATCTACTCTCACGTCGTCCACCTCAAGGAGGGAACATCATGGTGAAGTACTTCACGTACATTCCGATCCTCATCGCATGGCTGCCGGAGATCATCAAGGCCGTCACCATCATCGAGGCGGTGCTCGACCCGAAGACACCGGGCGCCGAGAAGAAGCAGGCCGTGCTCGCGTACCTCAGCCAGGTGGCTGAGAAGACCAAGCTGCCGTGGGGTGAGCAGGCGATCGGCGTGGTGTCCAGCGTCATCGACACCGTGGTCGGCATCCTGAACTTCCTGCGGGTGTTCAGCAAGGCTGCCGACAAGCCGGCTGAGGTGACTGACGCTGAACCCATCGTCACCGCCGCATCCGTCAACGAGCAGGTGGTCGAGGCGATGGAACACGACCCCATCCTGGACGCGTTCCTCAGCAAGGCACCGAAGGCGATCTAGGGAATCGACGGAGGCCCCCAACTGGAGTAGCGTAGACTCAAGCCAGCGACGTGGGATCCTGGCAACATCTGCGCCATTCCTTGGGGGTTCCGCACCACGATGGATCAAGCTCACATCCCGCCGCCTCATGATCCGACGCTGGCTGAGCGCGTACGACGACTGGAGGTTGTCGTGAACGGCAACGGTCGGCCAGGACTCGCTGAGAACGTGCGGTTGCTCATGACGCAGGGCGAAACGCACAAGACACTCCTCGAATGCGTGAAGAAGAGCACCGATCAACTGCTCGCCACTCGCATGGTCGATGAAGCTCGCAGGGAAGGCTCGAGGCGAGCGATCACCCAGATCCGAGGCATCGCCATCATCATGCTGGCGCTGCTGGGAATCGACCTCAGCGTCGGGTTGCGTGAGATGTTCTCGTTGCTGTCGCTCAGGTAACGCACGTACGATGGGCGCGCCGAGCGCCGCTCGGCTTGCGCTAGGGCCGACCGGAGCGCCCAAATCGACTACCGGTCGGCCCGCTTCTGTCTTCACTTCACCCTCAGGAACCGCTTGTGCAGCGTGCGCAGCACCTCCACGTCGCTGAGGTTGTAGTCCACCACCGACTGCCAGTCGCCAGCCTGCACGCGCGACCACACGTCCGCGCCAGTCATCGCGTGCTTCACCTTCGGACTCTCGACGCTCAGCGCGCCGCACAACTCGTCCAAGCTCACGTACTCCCGGTGATCGCCGGTCCACTCGACACCCAAGTCAAGCACCGCCGGCGAGTACGGGCTGGCTCCGTACGGCAGGCGCACGCTTGGCTTGATGCCATGCACCACCGATCGCTGGTGCAGGAACCGCAGGTCGAACCGCGCGACGTTCATGCCGACGAACGTGACCATCCAAGCTCCGCCGTCGCCGTACGGCGCGCCGGCCACCTGCAGGTCCGCCGTCAGCAGCGCGTAGAACGCCTCCAGCATGAACGCCTCATCCTCGAGCCGCTGCAGATCCTGACGCACCACGTTCTGCGCCGGCTCACCGTTGACGGCCCAGCCGATGGCGAACAACTGGCCGTACGCTCCGTTCAGGCTCGTCTGCGCGTGCGCCTCGACGCCCTTCTCCGCCACGTACGCTCGGATCTTCTCGGGATCCTTGTAGTTGCTGGGCGCCTTCACGCGTGACGCTGCAGCGTCCGCTGCGCCTTCCCGCTGATCCGGCACTGTCTCCACGTCCAGGTACACGAACGCCGTGTTGCTCATACCGTAGTCCCTTCGGGGTACTTCGTCGCCAGCGGGCGGTAGTTCTCGCTCGCTGCCTTGCCGCAGTGCGAGCACTTCATGGCGGGAATGACGTTCTGGTGGAAGTACGCGTCGTCATAGCCGTAGCTCTTGATCGTCGTGCCGCAATGCTCGCACTCGTAGATGGCGTGAAAGTCACGGCGGTACTGACTCGTTATCTCCTTGATTCTCATGCCCGCTCCTCACTCAGGCTGTCATGAGCCTCGCCCTGCGTCCCATCCGCCTGCATCCTCTGAGTCGCCACCAGAAGGCCCATCGTGCAGTTCCGCATCAACAGCGCCCTCGACTCCTCACTCGCCAACCCGAACGCCTCCTGCAGCCGCTCAGGCAGCCACAGCCCGCTCTCGAACGCCTGGATGATGTTCCCAGTCACGCTCAGCATCACCGCAGCCGCATCCACATCCTCCGGCGACCCATCCGTCACAGCCACCAACGGGTTCTCCAACGCCGGCCGCGCCGCGATCACCATCCCGAACAACGCCGTCACCCCATCGATGATGTTCACCATCGCCCGCTCCACCTCACTTGACTCGGTGCTCACTCGCCTCACCCTCCTCCGGCTCCTCCTCAAGGAACCAACGCAACAGGTACGTCGCCAACCGCGCATGCGCATGCCGCACCCGCGTCTCCAGGAACCGCCACTCACCCCACTCGTGCAGGCTGGCGTGGCACTCCTTGCACAGCGGCAGCGCCGCCCACCCCTGCAGGCCGAGGTGGCTACGGTGCGACAGGTCACGCAGCCTCGGACTCCAGATGCCTCGGATGTGCGCCGCCTCGATCGGGTTGGCTTCCAGCCCATGCCCCTCGCACGCTGCGCACTTCTGCGTCTTCAGCCACTTCCAGTACGCGATCACGCGCGGACTCGGACGCTTACGCTCGCTCATCTCGCCCTCCTCGGTCGAACATGCGAGCGACTCATGCCGCCCGACTCGTCACCGATCGCCACCCGCGCCCGCCGCTCGCCAGACTGCCGAGCTTGCTGAGCGCGCCGCCTCTTCTCCTCCCGCTCCTCCTGCTGCTGCAGGATGAAGAACCCGAACACCGGCCACGGCATCAGCGGCTCGCCTCCTCCGCCAGCACCACCCTGCTTCCTATCAGGCTGAACACCCCCAGCGCCGCCATCACCAGCGCCCGCTCGAGGTCACCCTGAGCGAACGCCAGCCACGCACCCACCGCCAGCGAGCCGGCCATGCCTCGGAACAGCCACACGTCCCTCATGCGTCCACCGTCCTGTCGCGCATGGCGGCGCTGATCGCGTCCCTAGCGCCGTCCGCACCCAGTCTCGCGGTCAGGCGCGCCATCGCATCATGCGCCAACGCCTCCGCCCGCCTCACCCGCCGCAACCGATCCGCCGTCCGCGCCTCATCGGACAATCCAAGCCACGCGTCCTGCAGATCGTACGCGTGCAGCACCAACGCCTCATCCGACCAACCCGGTACCATCACAGCTTCCCCTCCAACCACGCAGCATCCAACTCCGCATGCAAGTGCCCCTCATGCTTCCGCACCAACTCCAGGTACACCTCCCGCGCGCCCTCGCGCTCGTCATCCGCCAGCGACCGCAACGTCAGCAGCGGCGCCGGCTTGAAGCCCATCCTCGACAGTTGCCGCGCGATCTCTCGACCCTGCCGCAGGCACCGCGTCGTGATGCCACCCTTGTGCCAGTGAGCGTAGTACAGGTGGTACGCCTCGCACACATCGAACCGATCCATCACTCCTCCTCCCGGCAGCCGCCAGCCCACCGCAACGGCCACCGCACGTCCCACCACAGGTTCACCAGTTGCCGGCGGAGCTTGCGTCGACGCGCCAACCGCCGCTCGCGCCGCAGCACAGCCGGCGACGGCTCATGCAGCAGCCCACGCGGCCGGCGATCCTCCCAGTACTGATTCGCTGCCGCCCACGCCTTCGCTCGCTCGCGGATCATGCTCGACCACACCGCAGCGTTGAAGTCATGCACCCAACCCGACCGCTCGTCGTCCATCACGCCTCCCATCACCGATCGCTCAGACCGGCGGTCCTACCGTGCGTCCTATCAGCCCGATCGCCGCGACTGGCCACGCGGTTGCGCCGGCGCAACGGGTCGACCCCGCCGCGCCGGCGCCGCGAGCTACTCATCCAAGATCGACTCGCCGGCGTCGACCACCGCGCGCACCAACGCCTCGGCGATCTCGCGCATCCACCCGTCCTGCGCCGCCATGATCACGTTGCCCAACAGGGTGCCGCGTTCCCACCCGACCTCGTCCAGCCATGCCTCCACCAGGTGTGGGTACCGCGCGGCCCACGCCATGAGATCGCCGGTGTACACGTCCACCGGCGGATCCCAGCCGTCGTCCTCGGTCATCCACTCGAACACGGCGCCGGCGACGGCGGACGCGTCGTCCTCGTCGTCCAACCCGTCGACGCTGCAGCGCAGCATGCCGTCCATCACATCGGACACCAGCCGCAGCACCCGCTCATCGTTCGAGTCGGGTCGCGGCGCCTCCACGGTGTCGAACGCCTCATGCAGCGCATCCGCCGCCGGCCCACGCAGCGCATCCCAGTCCACGCGCCACCGCGCCTCGAAGCCGGCACCATCCGGCACGTCGCGCACCGTGACACCGTCATAGATCGCCTGCGCCACCACGCGCGCCTCACTCCACACCGTCGCCTCACTCATCACGATCCTCCAGGTTCACTCGAGCCGCGAACGCGACAGCGTCCGCCTCCGCCTTGAACTCCGCCAACAGCCACCGATGCGCACCCTGCCACCGGTACACGCGCCACACCGGCAACGCCACGCCACGCGGATCATGCCGGCGATCCACCACCGCACGCTCACTCATCCCAACCACCCCTCATCGCGATCCGCGCACGCATCGCACTGGTACCCACGCCTCACGTCCGCCGGCGTCAACCGGTTTGGCAGCCCGCACGTAGGGCACGGCAGGTTGCGCGGGTTGTCCCGCCCCGCCGCACGCAGCGCACTGCGGCCACCAGGATCAGCGAACTGCCGCCGGCGCATCACGCCTCACCACCACCCTCGCCAACATCCACCAGTTCCAGCACGTAGCACCGACCCACCAACGGATCAGCCGTCGCGCTCGACCACCGCGCCACACCAGCAGCCGTCAGCCGCTGCGCCGACCACGCGTCGACGTCGAGCGCCTCACGCCACGCGCCGAACCCGGCGCGCGGCCCGCCACGCGTGAACACCAACCCCGAGTCCACGCCCTCGACCACCTGCAGCATGCCGTCCTCGACCTGCTGCAGCAGCCACAAGCTGTACTCGTCCGCATGCGCGCTCGCCTTCAGCCGCAGCAACCGATCCCGCTTCGCGCTCGTCCACTCCGCCGTCATCATGTCCCAACCTCCAGTGGCCTAGCTCGTCAGTGCAGGGCGGCCAACCCGCTGCAGTCGGCGCCCGCCGGCGCCGATTCGCCTCACTCGCCCTCGCTCGCCACCTCCCACCAGTGAACCTCCAGCATCCCGCGCCGCCTCAGATCATCCACCAGCACCCGCGCCGCCTCAGCGTCGACCACATCGACCACCCGATGCGCCGTCCACTCCGGTCCACGATGCGCAGGATCACGCCACACCACCCGACACTCACCAACCATCACGACACCTCCAGGCCGTACGCCTCACGCACCAACGCACGCAACCGACGAATCGTCCGCGCACGCGCCACCACCCGATTCGACCCACCCTCCCGCTCATCCACCTCCAGCCGGCACACCGCCTCCGCCTCCGCCCGCATGCCAGCATCCACAGCCGCACGCCACGCAGCCACCAACATGCCCCGCTGATCCCGCACGCTGTACGTCACAACACACCACCTTCCGCCACCGCCGCCGGCGAGTACGCCGCCAACAACCGATACCGACCCCGCGCCCCCGAACGATCCCGCCACAACCGCAACGACCGCCCCGCCAACGCCGGCGCATGCGACGCCAACGTCAACGCCACCACACCCCGCCCAACATCCCGCCACACCCCACGACCCGACGCCACCAACGCATCCGCCACCGCGAAGTCATCCAACGACGCCAACGCGCAGAACCGGAACTCCGCATCCACCACCCACGCCTCACCACGCGCCTCATCATCAACAAACAGCGCACCCGCCGCCAACCGCTCCGCCATGTACTCCAACGCATCCGACATGCCCAACCTCCCAACCATGGATTCACTCACAGGATCAGACTAAACCGGCCTGGCAAACCATGTCAACAGCCACCCCACAAACACCGACCAGGACAACACACCACACTTCAACACCTCCAAGGCGCACTCGAACCAACCCACGGATCAGCCACACCAACCCACAGCCAACGCGGAACGAGACACAAGGCGCAAACGAGACACATGGCTCACATCTAGGCGCCCGTGCTGCACACGCAGCCGCCGCCGCGCGCCGCCGCTCGCCGGGTGATCACCCCGCCGGCGCTGCAGCCGGTGGCGTCGCATCCCCCCCTGCAGCCGGCGCCGTGGTGGGCGCGGCTCGAGGCGTGTTCGAGTTGATAATGTGCCTTATCAAATCGGCCCGATCGGTGTCGCCGGCGTCGCTGGCCAGCGGCCGAGGCGATCGCGCGTCGACGCCGGCCGCAGATCGGCGGAACGCGTGCCTGACGCGCTCGAGCCGCCTTCGGCGGCGGCGCGGGCGAGCCGGGGGGGGCCTCCGGCGGCGCCGCTCCCAGAAATACCCTTCCACGCGCACTTTTCTCAGTCCCCCCCAGCACATCTTGTGCCATCGTGTGCTATCTTGTGCCTGGAGGTGTTGTGATGCCGCAGGTGCGTGTTGAGGTGCCGGTTGAGGTTCATGGGTTGTTGAGGGTGGAGGCTGCGAGGCGGGGGGTTACGTTGGCGAGGGCGGTTGTGGCTTTGGTGGGGGAGTCGTTGGGTGGTGTTGGTGGGGAGGTACAGCTTGTATCAGCGCGTACCACGTTGCCTGTAGCGGATAGTCCCAAGTTGGTACAGGTTGGTACGTCGGGTGTTGAGGATTCTGGGGGTGGTGTGGGGGTGGGTTCGCGGGCTGCGGGGCCGGTGCGGGTGGTGGGTCGTAAGGTGGTTGAGTCGGAGTGGGTGGCGCCGGTTGGGTTGTCGAAGTCTGATCAGGTGAGGCGGGGGCGGAGGGTGAAGGATGAGTGACGGCCCGATCGAGCGTGAGGCCCTCACGGCGGCACTCGTGCGTGACTACGACGATGAGCAGATCGTCCTGTGGATTCACGCGCTACAGGACCGCGAGGAAGAACTGGAGGCCGAGGTCGAGCGGAACCAGGCCACCATCGACGGGCTGCTCGGAACCATCGGGCAGATGGGCATTGAACTCATCTCGCTCCGTGCCCGCATCCCCAACCCGGACAGCCTGCGGCGCTGCATCCTGGTGCTTGACGGGATAGCCCCGGCTGAGGCCACGAAGGTGGTCGCTGACTACCTCCGCAATCTCTTGCCGAAGGAGGCCACCGATGGCTGAAGCTGTTGTGCTCGTGATTCACCACCTGCCCGACGACCCGCCGACGGGGGACATGGGCCGTGGTGTGCTCGTCACCTGGCCCGACGGCCATGTTCGACTGGCGCCTGCCCGAATGCTGGTCACGGCGGACTGGCTGCTGCTGGACCTTCCTGCGTGGTGGTGCGAGTTCCCCACCCTGCCCGCCGACCCCAGCGAACGGCTCACGACGGAGGACGTGCGGGAAGCGGAGCAGCTTATCGCTTGGGCGGCGCAGAAGTTTGAAGCCGAAGACGCCGAACCCGTCAGCCGAGACTTCTACGCCCCCCGGTACAGGGCACTTGCCGACCGCCTTCGCGCCGCCCTGCCGAAGGAGGCGAAGTGAGCAACGAGCGCACTGAACAATGGGCAGCGCAGTACGGCGAGTCGTGGTCTGACCGCCTTCGCGGCCTTGCCCAGAACGACTACATGATTGACCAGCACTTCCTGCCCGAAGGGGACATGCTCATCGACGCCGCTGCTCACATTGAGGCGTTGGTGACCAAGCTCATGCAGATGACGAAGCGCATCCCAGACCCGGACGACCTGCGGTGGTTTCTCTCGATGGTTGAGGGTTCGGGGATGCTGTCCGAACAGGAACTCAACATGGCGCGGCGCCTTCGCGCCGCCCTGGAGGCGGAGGGGTGAAGCGTTGGCGTGCGAAGCGGGAGTCGGATCAGTTTGTGGATGGCGTGGTTCGGTTGGAGGAGGTTCCGTTGGTGTGGGCGCGTGTGGTGGAGGAGCGTGCGCGGCAGGATGCGGTGCATGGGTTGCCGGCGGATCGGGTGTACTCGTGGGGGGATTGGTTGAGTGTGCTTGTGGAGGAGGTTGGTGAGGTGGCGCAGTTGTGCCAGCCGGGTGCGGTGACGACGGGTGCCGGTGAGCGGTTGTTGGTGAGTGAGTTGGTGCAGGTGGCGGCTGTGGCGATCGCGTTCGCTGAGTCGTTGGTGGGGGATTCGTAGTGGTGTGGTGGGTGTTGGGGGTGGCGTACGTGCTTGTGGTGGGTGTGTTGGTGTTGTCGGCGTTGCGGGTTGGTGCTTTGGCTGATGAGGCGGCGGAGCGGGAGTACTTGCGGTTGCGGTATCAGGCCATGAAGGAGCGCGCCGTTCCTCCCGACGAGTCTGCGGGGTGATTGGAACGGCGCGCTCTTGCGGCCCTATCCGGTACCTGTGGCGGGGTGCCGCGCTTGATGCTACCTTGTTCGCATGGCCAGAGTTGAGATCACCCAAGTTGGTTCGGTTGCGTGGTGGGAAGCGATTGTGGATACGGTGGAGTCGTACGCGTCGGAGTTCGATGTGTCGTTCGCGGATGCGTTGAAGGCGTTGTCGTTGTTGTTCGTGGAGGCGATCAACAGTGGCGAGTACACAGCGAAGGAAGCTCTGTTGTCGTTGGCGAATCCGATCGAGCAGTAGTTGAGGGGGTAGTTGGTGCTTGTGGCTGCCGTTCGGCAGTTGGATGAGGCGGTGGCGTTGTCGAGTGCTGGCAGCGTGGAGGAGCTTGCGCTTGTGGTGGCGCAGCATGCTGGCGCGAGCCAGTCGAAGTTGCGTGCGGTGACGGGGTTGCCGCAGGTGGTGCTTGATGGGTTGTTGTCGAGCGCGCAGTTTCGGCGGCGGGTGACGGAGTCGTTGACGTTGTTGCGGGTGTCTCCTGGTGTGGAGGCTCGCATTCTGGATCGGTTCGTGAGTACCGCTGTGAGTGAGGAGTCTTCCTTCAGGGATTTTCGGGAGTCGGCGGATTGGTTGCTGCAGCAGGGTGGGGTGAAGCGTGCGGAGAGGTCGGAGATCGAGGTTGGGGGTCGGGTACGGGTCGAGTTCGTCGTTGATCAGCCGGAGCTTGATGGGGCGGGGTATTCGCCGCCGAATCCGCTCGCGGGAGTTGTTGGGGTGCGGCCTCGCCTTGGCGAAGGTGACGTCATCGACGTTGAGCACGCGTTGGTTGGTGTTCCAGAGGCTGGTTCGTGAGCGCGGGTGGGATGTTGTTCATGGCGTGCGTGAGGGGTAGGGTGATGCCGTGGATGACGAGGTTGCGCGGTTCCTGAATCAGCGGTTCAGCAGTCAGGGTGGCGCTGGCTTGGCGGATCGCGATCGGCGTTCTGGCCCGAGCATGTCGTGGGATGAGTTGCGCGCGTTTCAGCAGCAGAGCGCGGATGATCATAGGCGGCACTTGACGGATAACTTGTGGATGCTGCTGGTTCCTGGCGCTGTTGCGAGTTCTGCTGGGTTCGCTGGCGCGTTGGGGAAGGCTGCGAAGCATGGGTATCGGCGTGTGCAGTTGCAGCGGTTGGGTGCGCCGGAGTCGTTGAGGAACTGGATGTACCCGCAGCGGTTGCGGAAGGTGGTTCGCGCTCCTGAGTACCGGCGGGAGATGTTCACGATCGCGACGGGCGCGGGTCGGGTGGCTGAGGAGGTTGGTGGCGTGACGGATTCGTCGCGGTTGCAGATGCTGCTGCGGTTCTTGGGCGTGGGTGGGGAGGATCGGTAGTGGATCAGGCTGCGTTCCTTGAGATCATGCGTCGCATGGCGGAGCAGGATGCGCAGCAGGGCACGCATCCGCCCGCTCAGAACAACCCGCTGACGTTCATGCAGGGTTTGGATCAGGTGCAGCAGCAGTCGTTGCGAGGGGCGGCGTACTGGGCCGCTCGAGCGCGGGGTGATGAGGACACGCAGCAGAGCATCATGGGTGGCGGCAGGTACGAGCCTGGGATGATCACCGGCAGCGAGTTGGGTGACTTCCCAGCGCAGATCCTTCTGGACTCCACCAACATCATTCCCGGCATGGGGTTGCCAACGCCAGCGGAACTGATGGCGTTGGCTGCGGTGATTCCGCGTGCGGGCACTGCGGTTGCGCGAACGGTAGCTCGAGCGGCTGGCATGAGCGCGGATGACCTGTTCAAGGGACTCACGCGCGCTGGTGTTCATCCGAACTTCGCTCGGTTGCCGGGCGTGCAGTCGCAGTACGACGACGCGTTGCGGCGCGCCGCTGAGGGTCAGAACATCCTGTCGCTGACGGATGACGTGTCCGCCGTTCGTGGTGGTCGCGGGTACATCAAGCCGAACCAGAAGACGGTGGATGACACGCGTCGGCTGTTCGACTCGTTCAGCGCGAACCTCGGTGCGCCGAGCACGTTCGAGCTTCAGACGGCGGTGGATGCGCAGATCGCGGCGCGCCGGAGGATGCTGGCTCGAGAACTGGTGGCGGCTGGCGCGACGCCGGCGGATGCGCAGAAGCTCGCGGCGGCGGCGCCCGCCAGTCAACTGCCGACGTCTCCGTGGTACGAGAGCATGACGCAGGGCCTGCAGGGCGCCGTCAGCGCCGGCGCGCGACCGGAAGCTGCTCGCGCGATGTTCAACACGTTCAACATCGTCAGCGGCGGGTACAGCCCGATGACGACCGTGAAGTCGCAGGTGACGAAGGCGTTGCGATCGTGGGGGCGCATGACGCGCGGCGCATCCCCAGCGCAAGCGATCACGCTGGGTCCACCAAGCGCAACGGAGCCGATCCAGACGTTCCTGACTACCGGGCGAGCGTTCCAGGGCCAGAAGACGGGATCGTTCGTGCAGAACCTCAGCGGCAACCTCGGTCCTGACACGTTCGACACGATGATGCTGCGCAGCGCGTTCCACAACATGATCGAGTCGTACGCCGGCGGCGCGTCACGCGATCCGCGCGTACTGAGTGAGATGGCGGAACACTTCGGGTTGATGGGCCGCGAGGTCGTTGTCGGCACCGGCAAGAACAGGCAGGTGATTCTCGTTACCGCTGACACGATCAATGACGGACGAATCACCATGAACGCGTTGAGCGACGAGTTGTACTCCAACATCGCGAACTCCGGTCGGTACAGCATGTTCATCGAACCGCGCTCCGCTGCCGCCCGATCGCTGGGGTACCCGCCCGCCAGGGGGCAGGCGACCGGCTGGATCGGGTTCGGGGACATCACCAACGTCGACTCGCTGGATGACATCTACACGCTGACCACCAACGGCATCCGCCGCATGAGCGGGCACACGCGATTGTCGGAGCCTGAACTGTACAAGCGGCTGCTCGAAGGGCGGTTGCGGCTGCATGAAGCGGCGGGTGTGCCCGCAGCGATCGCGTTCATGGCTGAAGGCTGGTTCCTGGCGCACCAAGCGCAAGCTGACGGCCTCGCCACGTACGAGGAGATCGTCGCGGCGATGGATGACGAGGGAGCCGACGACCTGACTGCGGAGGACTTGAACCGCCTCGCCGGCAGCGGCGGGTTGTCGGGCGGTCGATGAGCAAGAACATCAACCTCAAGCTGACGATCCCCAAGGGACTCGAGCAGAAGTACCTCACGTTCCTGAACGACGAGTACTACACCGAGATGGCATGGCTCGGCGGCTTCGGTACCGCCAAGAGCGACTGCCTGGTCACCAGCATCATCAAGACCGCGTACGACTACCCCGGCTGCACGATGGTGCTGGCCCGCGACGAACTGGTGAACCTGAAGCGCACCACCCTCGCTGACCTGCTCAGCAAGGCGCCGGAACTGATCGAGCATCACAACAAGACCGAGTCGATCATCACGTTCCCCGCCATCCCCGACCACACCGGCACCCCCAAGAGCAGCACCCTGTGGTGCTTCGGACTCATGACGGGTGACTACGTGCAGAAGCTGAAGTCGCTGCAGCCGTTCCGCATCTTCATTGACGAGGCCGACAAGATCCTGGAGGAGATGCTGGACATGTGCGTCCTCCGCTTGCGGCAGAAGGCGTTCCATCGCGAGACAGGCAAGCTCGGGAAGAACCAAGTGAAGGTGGTCGCCAACGACGAGGGCAACAACTGGTTGTGGCGCCGGTTCGTTGGGAAGCCGCATCCTGGCAAGGCGATGAGTCCAGCGTGGGCGCGTGAGAAGATCGGCATTCGCGAGGAACTGTTCGTGCCGCAGAATCCGCTGCAGGACTTGTACGAGGGTGACATCGTGCAGCACCGGGGTGAGCGGCGCATCATCACGGAGGTCACCGCGCAGGGAGCGAAGCTTGACGGCCTCGATCGGGTGGTCGCCACCGAGCACCTGAAGGTCGTGATCCAGCGGTTCTGCATCTACGCGTTCAGTCACGAGAACAAGAGCTTGAACCAGCAGAACCTGAAGAACGCTCGAGGCGTCAGCGCGGCGATGCGAGCGAAGTACATCCTGAGTCAGGTGGACACGCAGACGGGCTTGATCTTCCCCGAGTTCGATGTGCAGACGCACGTCATCCCAGAGCAGCACGTTCCGTACTCGTGGAAGGTCATCGTGGGCCTCGACCACGGGTTCGAGCACCCGACGGCGGCGGTGGCGATGGCGCTCGACACGAGCGGTGACGTGATCATCTTCAAGGAGTACAAGGGGCAGGGCTTGAGCGTGCCTGACAACGCGGACAACATCGCGGAGATGATGGAGGGGTACGAGGACGTTCGCACGTTCGCTGACTCGCAGTTGTGGAGCGTCGATCCGCGCCGACCGGGTGAGACGATGGCCAACGACTACGTGCGGGCGGGCGTGACGCCGTTGATCCGCGCGAACAAGAACCGCGAGTTGAGCATCAGTCGACTGAAGGAGTACCTGACGGTGAAGCCGGCGAGCATCTGGCAGCCGGAGGAGAAGCCGCGCATGTACGTGATGGAGTCGTGCAAGGACACCATCCGCACGCTGATGGGTATCACCTGGGAGCAGTACAAGAAGAAGGAGGATGACGACATCCTGGACGCGTTGAGGTACGGCATCATGGCTATCTACAATGCCGCTAGGACTGCCCCCATCATGGGTGACGAGTTGTCGGCGCCCAAACCGTTTGAGTTCAGGCAGTACTAGGAGGCGTGATGAACATCCAGAAGGCTTGGTCGGGCACGCAGACGGATACTGGCGTGGTGCCCGTGTACACGCACGGGTTGCCGCAGCACTTGCGGCAGTCGGCGGATCGCGTGCAGGCGGGGTTCGGCGTGATGGGTGATCAGCGGATTCGTCCGCTGCGCGCGTTGTTCGTGCAGGACACGCCCATCAAGACCGCCAGCAAGGTGGGTGCGGGCACGGTGGTGCTGGAGGGTTGCGATGGCGATCCGACCGTCGCGGCGAACTGGTACACCATCGGCACCGTCACCACCACCGGGCTGGTGGACAACAACGTCCGCAAGTTCGTGCGGTTGAGCATCACCGCTGAGAGCGGCGAGACGGACGTCCATCTGGTAGCGAGCAACTGATGTGTTCTGGCCGAGCCGGCGGTTCCTTCTCGCGCGGCAGAGCGGAGTGGCGATGGGATTGACCCAGACGCACGCCGTGTTCGTCAGCAAGGCCGGCAACGACTCGAACACTGGCCGCTCGTACGACGCTCCGAAGCTGACGATCACGTCAGCCATCGCGGTGGCGGGCGACATGATCGCCGGCGGCTCGTCCGCCGTGATGATCTCCGTCGAGGACGCGGGCACGTACCAGGAGAGCATCACCCTCGCCAGCGCCATGCGGTTGCTGGCGCCCGCCGCGACGCTGGTGGGCACCCTCACCCTCGACGGAACACCCGCCGCCACGCTGGATCGGCACTACGCCAGCGGCAACAACCAGAACCTCGTCAACAAGACGGGCGGGGCGGGCCACGGCTTCTACGAGTCGAACGTGACCGACATGCGTGGCGTGGCTGGCGCGTTCACTGGCGGCACCGGGTTGCGGAACGTCAGCGGCGGCAGCGTGCTGTTCGCTCGCGTTGGCGTGCTGTTCGTGAACGCGAACGGCAGCGGCGTCAACGACTTGGGGTCCGGCTTCGGGCACATTCACTTCTGGACGCCTGACCTGTACCTGGCGGGCGCCAACGCGATCGGCATCAACGCCACCAACCCCAACACCGACTTCATCGGGTACATCGACCACATCCTCAACACGGTGCCGGAGCCGTCGAACACGACCGGCATCCGTGTCGCGAACGCCAGCGCCATCGTGAAGGTCACCGCCACCGAGATTCGTGCTACCACCGCGTACAACGTCGTCTCCGGCAGCTTGCATCTCATCACCAGCCGCATCGTGGGCACCAGAACCGGGTCGCCCGTGTTCGAGTTGAGTCCCAGCACGTTCCCGTGAGGTGAAGCATGCCTGATCCTGACACTGCGGTTCTGACGGTCACCGGGTACGCACCCACCCTCGGGGTGACGCTGCGGCCCGCCACCGCCGTGCTGACGATCGAGCGGCCGGCGCCAACCGTCGCGTCGCCGCAGGACAAGCTGCTGTTCCCCAGGGAAGCGCGGGTGACGGTGTTCGGCCCGGCACCCAACGCGTTCGAGTTCGAGGAGACAGCCATCCTGAGTCGCCGCATCACGCTCACGCCGACGCTGCGGGCAGAAGTGAAGGTGAGCCGTGCCTGACGACGCGATCTTCGTCGGCAATGACACGCGGGTGGAGTTGGCGGGCCTGCTGGACGCCAGCACCGGCAACCTCATCAGCAGCGCCGCCGTCAGCATGACGCTGGTGGACGAGAACGACGAGCCGGTGGATGGGCAAGCGTGGCCCGCCACCCTGGCGCCGCTCGGGAACGGCAGGTACGCCAGCGTCATCTCGCAAGCGGTGGAGCTTCTTCCCGGCAGGAACTACAGGCTGTACGTTGACGTGAGTGCTGGCGCTACCCTTGCGGCCAGCTTCGTGCGCGTCCTACGCGCGAAGGAGAGGAACTGACATGGCCGCAGGCCCCGTGACCATCCCCCTCGACAACCTCGTGCTTCTGTTCGACGGCACCTTCGACTTGGACACCGACACGTTCAACGTGGCGCTGTTCAACAGCAGCTTCAGCACCGCCACCCGCTTCTACAGCACCACCAACGAGATCGCCGGCGTGAACGGCTACACGCAGGGCGGCGAAGTCGTGGCTGGCATCAGCCTCGCGGAAGCTGCCGGCGTCGTCACGTTCGACGCGGATCCGGTGGCGTGGAACGCCAGCGGTGGCCCCATCACCGCGCGGTACGCGGTCATCTACAAGGACGGCGGCAGCGACCCGATCCTCGGGTACATCCTGCTCGACACCACGCCCGCAGACGTCACGGTGACGGACGGCAACAGCCTCACCATCACCTGGGCAGCCAACGGCATCATTCGCGTCACGCAAGCCTGATAGGGTAGCGGCATGGATCTCCTGGAGCCGCAAGATCTCGCGCTCATGCCAGGCATGGATGACGTCGAGTTCCCTCCCGAACCGGAGGCTGCCGGCGACGGGACGATCGACCCGCGCTTCGATCCCGAGACGCTCGGGCAGTTCCTCACCGACCTGCAGCGCGACCTGACAAGCTCGATGGGCGCCAAGGTGCAGATCGATGAGCGCGTGCGGAAGTACCGAGGGTACATGGCGCTCGATCGACCGCCACCCGCGTACGCCGGCGCGCCGAACCACGTTGTCCCGTACGCTCGAGCGAAAGTGAAGGGCGCCACAGCGCAGTTCCGAGGCGCCCTCGACCTCGACCCGTTCTTCATCACCGCGCCGTACACCGAAGAGGCAGCGCAGAATCAGCCGGTGTGGGAAGTGCTGATGGAACGCGAACTGGATCGCAGCGACAGCCAACGCCAGATCTTCCTGGCGCTGGAGGAAGCGTGCGTCACCGGCACCGGCGTCGTGCAGATCGGCATCACGCAACCGTTCGATGAGCCGCTGGTGTACCTGAAGGCCGTCAAGCTCGAGGACTTCTTCGTCGCGCCAACCGGCGTGGAGGACATCAGTCGCGTCAGCACCTTCTACCGCTTCTACGAGCCGTGGCACATCATCCACCGGCGCGTGCAGGAAGGCGAGTACGACGAGGTCGCGCTCGATCGCGTGAAGACGCAGTCGCAGACGACCATGACGTACGACGAGAAGCAGGACGGCAGCCGCGTGTACGCGTACGCCGGCGACAACCGCCTGCACGAACTGTACGAGTGCTACTTCCGGTGGGGTGACGAAGAGGCAGGCATCCCGCACACGCTGTGGCGCGCCATCTACCATCACACCAGCAGCACCATCCTGCGGCTCGAGGAGAGTCCGTTCATCGACTGCTACGACGCTCCTCCGTACGTGCCGCTGCGCCCGATGCCACGCATCGGGTACTTCTTCGGGGAGTCGTACCTGCAGGTGCTGGAGGGCGTGCAGAACATCCACGACTTCGCTCTCAACGCCGGCTTGGCGTACCTGCAGTACGCGATCACGCCGATGGTGTTCGCTGACGAGGATTCGCCGGCGTACAACATGCTGACTCGGCAGGGCGTTGCGCCGGGGAAACCGATTCCCGTGCGCGGAGTGCCGAGAGATCAGGTAGAGGTGTACAGCCCGCCCGACGCGTCGAACGCGTGGCGCCTGATGGAGATCGCCCGATCGCTGGGTGACGACGCTACCTTCCACGATCTGCAGTTGAACGGCATCCCCACCAACACCGTCCGGTCAGCCACCGAGATCAGCCAGGTCAGCACGCAAGCGCAGAAGAAGCTGGCGGAGGATCTCAGCAACCTGAGTCACGACCTCAGCGTGCTGGCGCGCATGGTGTGGGCGATGATCTACACGTTCAAGATCGAGCCGGCCGGCGTGATGCCGGTGTTCCAGGGCAGCAAGCAGTACGTGATCGCCGCGTCGGAGATGTCGCAGGAGGACATCCTGCGCGATCTGATCGAGTTCACCGGCGCTCGCGATGGCGTTCAGTACGCTCCCGAGGAGCAGGCTGTGCTGATGGAAGCGATGGCGCAGCAGGTTCAGGGAGCGCAGTTGTTCATCAGCACCGCCCGCCGCGACGACATGGAGTGGCGCCCCAACGGCGGGCAGTTGATCGCGGACAAGGTGCTGCGCGCCAGCAAGCTGGAGCGCCTGATCGGCGGCATGATGCCCGCGCTGGATCTCGCTCGCCGCGACAAGGCGGCGTGGCACCTGTTCAAGTCGTACTTGCAGGCGCTCGACATTCACAACTGGGAGGACTACCTGCCGCCTGAGCCGCCGGAGATGACTGCTGGCCCCGAGGAGTTCCAGCAGTTCGCTCAGATGATGCAGACCACCAAGCAGGGCGGAGGGCCTGGATGAGGGATAGTTCGTTCGCGACGTTGACGCACACGTCGTTGGTGGCGGTGAAGCGTGAGCTTGAGGATCGCTTGCGCAAGACCAACGACGCGTTGGGTCAGGCGGCGGAGGCTGGCGCGATCGGCGCTGGTCATTACGAGGTGCTGCTTCGGCACGGCGGAGCGCGGAAGGCGTTCGGCGACATGCTGTCGTACGTCAACGCGTTACTGAGGGAAGAGGAGGGGAACGCGCATGACGGATGACGATCGGGACGTGAACGTCGACAACGCCAACCTGGAGGACGGTCAGGGGGAGAACTTCGATGATGTGCTGCTCACCGAAGCTCCTGAGGGCATCACGCAGCAGCAGCGGGAGGACTACAAGTCTCGAGCGATCAGGGCGGAGACGGAACTGCAGCTTCTGAAGCAGCAGAACCAGGCTGCGCCTCCGCCGGTTCAGCAGGTCGATGAGGTCGCTGAACTGGAGTCGGAGATCGAGAAGCTCGAGGGTACCCTCACCGGTGGCGCGCCGAAGGACGAGGCGGACTTCTGGCGTCGCATCGAGACGCAGGAGAAGCTCGTCAAGCTGAACCGGCAGTTGTCGCGCGCGTACAAGCGCAGCGCGGACACGCAGATCCAGAACGTGCAGTCGGGCAGTGTGATTCAGCAGTACAAGGCGCGGTACGCGAACGATCCGGTGTTCCAGCAGATCATGCCGCAGTGGGAGCAGATGGTGAACGGCTTGAATCCCGATCTGCGCACCAACCCAGGCATGCTGGACATGTTGAGGACGCACTTCTCGTACCAGTACATGGAGAAGAACGGGGGGCGGATGCCGCAGCAGAAGAAGGCGGGCGCGGTGCCGAGCGCGCCGAGCGGAGCGTACGCGCCGGAGCAGGCAGCGCAGGCGCGCCAGCAGGCGAAGGGTGTGACGTTCAAGAGCGACACGCATGCGAAGGTGGCGTCGTTCTACGGCATGAGCGCGGACGAGTACTACTCGAGCCGCTTCAACGAGATCGGCCCCGACACGGAGGGCAACGGCATCCAGATCATGGACTTGCCGGCAGCGTCGCGCCGCACGCGGCGTTCGTGAGGAGGAACTGAATGTCCGCAAGGCGTAGCACTGTGAACGTGGACGAACTGGAGTCTGCGGCGGAGCCGACGGTGGAGGAACTGGAAACGGGTCGCGTCAGCGCCCGCGACGCTCGAGTCGCGAAGATCGATCCTCGCGATGAGGCGCTGAGCGGGTACCGCGAGTTCAAGGTCAAGCAGTCGGGCCACAATGCGCCGGCGCACGATCTGCACATCCGCGTGGGTCACGTTCCGAAGGATCGCTGCGTGACGTGGGCGACGGATCCGCGCATCGACAACGGTCGCGGCATCGCCATCTGGCGATCGCTCGGGTTCCGCGTGGTGGAGATGGACGAGGTCACCAACAACCCGAACGATTCCCGCAAGCTGTTCGTGAAGCACTTCGAGGAAGGCCCCAACGGCAGCGTCGCGATGGGTGGCGGCGTGCTGATGATCGGGTACCGCCAGTACAGGGAGGAGCGCAAGAAGGCGAACCGGGACGCAGCGAAGGCACAGGTTGTGCAGCAGACGGGCAAGTTGGATTCTATGGGCATCAGGCACGGTGGATCAATCACTCGTGGTGGCCTGACGGAGGTGTAAACGATGGCAGTTGTGCGGTATCACACCGCCAAGCAACGACACGGCCCCGTTCGCGTGGACGAGAGCGCGGTCATCGAGCGGAACCATGTCGTGCGCTTGGTCGACGGATTCGTGGTCGAGATGGTCGATGGGGCCGACGAGAACCTCGCTGTCGCCATCGACTTCTTCCCCGACCCCGAGTGGGAGGAAGGCCCGACCGCGAAGCCGGCCGTGCAACTCGCTCTGCTCGGTGAGGACTTCGAGGTCGAGCTTCCGTTCGAGACGGAAGACTCGGGTGGCGTCACGCAGGCCGTGATCGGCGGGGGTCCGTACGATCTCCTGGCCGAAGCGGGCGGCGTTGTCGACCTCGACTCGACCACTGACGGCGTTTTCATCCCCCGTAGGCTCGGTTACGGCACCCAACTGGGTGACCTGACCGGCACTCTCATCGGCGTCGTGACTGACGCAGCCGCGTTCTAAGGAGGCTGACCGTGGCAAACATCATCAGCCAAACCTTCGACGCGAAGCTCCACCGTGCTGCGTGGTCGAAGATCAGCCGTGAGGGCTTCGAGACGATCCCGAAGGTTCACTCGAGCTACCTCAACGTCGAGCCGTCCTCGAACGCTCTCGAGACGGACATCATCTACAGCGGCTTGGGCGCCGTTCCGCGCGTTGCGTCGGACGTCGTGCAGACCCCGCTGGTCGACTTCAAGATCAGCCCGAAGGTCGTGTACCGCCACAACGAGTACCGGTACCAGTACGTGTACACGAAGGTGGCGGCGGACGACGACCAGTACGGGCTGGTCACTGACGTCATCGGCACGATGGGTGAGGGCGCCGCGTTCACGATGGAGAACGTCGCCGCTGAGATCCTCAACCTCGGCACCGACGCCGGCTCGTACGCGACGTGGGACGGCCTGTCCGTCTTCAACGCCAACCACCAGCTTGTCGGCAGCGACGTCACCTACTCCAACATCACTGCCGCTTCCGGCCCCACGTACGCTCTGCTGCAGACGATCTACTCGTACTTCCGCCGCGTCCTGAACGACCAGGGCTTCTGGACTCCGGTGGAGATCGAGTCGATCCAGTGCGCGCCGGAGCTTGCTCCGCTGTGGCGGCAGCTTCTGGCTGCCAACGCTGCGCACGCGACGCTGGCGTACACCGGCGGCGTCGGCGGGCAGGCTGCGTACGACAGCACCCCTCCGGCTGGCTTCTTCCAGAACGCCAACCCCGGCATCGGCAGCGTGTACGGTGGCCTCGGCCTGACCGCCGACAAGGTGGTCGAGAACGTGTACCTCACCAACACCGAGGACACGTTCGTCATCGGTCGCGGCAAGAAGGCGTACCTGTACATGCGGGAGGCGCCGAACACCGACACCTACAACATCGATGACCCGAAGGCGATGGCGCATCGCATCCAGATGCGCTTCAGCCAGGGCGTCACCGATGCTCGCCGGATGCTGTACATCCCCGGCACCGGCGACGAAGAAGAGGGCGAGCCTCTGAACTGAGGTTCGCGATTCAGAGTGACCTGAGGGGGTCGGCCGGCTTGGCCGGCCCCCTTCTACACGAGGAGGCAGCGTGACGTTCGGTGAGGCTCGTACGATCCTGAGGAACGACATCCTCGCGGAACTGTCGACCAACTACTTCCAGGAGGAGGAGTTGCTGCGGTACCTGCTGGATTCCGCTCGTGAGCTTGCGTTGGCGCATCAGTTCCCGACCGACATCAGCGCGGAGGCGGTGGCGCAGGATGCCACGTCGTTCACGCCGCCGGCTGGCGAGTCGACCATCAGCATCAACGAGATGGCGTTCGACGGGTTCGAGATGAAGCTCGTGCCGCTGGCGACGGTGCTGCAGTACCGGGGCTTGCGGGAGGGTGTGCGTCGCATCAGGACGAACCCGAGGTACTACTCGTGGGATACGCGTCGTGGCGGGAACGTGGAGTTCGCGCCGTCGGCGCCGAGGGCGGGCACGATCACGTACGAGGCGGTGGTCGAGTACGACACCACGGGGTTGGGTGCGGATGACGACATGTGGGATGGGCAGTACGCCGCGTTCCACTATCTGATCGTCTATCGGGCGGCGGCGAAGGCGTTCGAGGCGAGCCTCGAGCAGGAGCGCGCGTCGTACTATCTACAGAGGATGATGGCTCTGCAGCAGGAGTTCAGCGTGTACCTGAAGCAGACGCCTCTCGCGAGCGTGGTTGTGGCCAGCGCGACGGCGGGTGAGCGGCAGTGACGGCGGGTAGCTTGATCGACTTGACGCGCACGCTGGCGGGCATGCCTGACGTGCCGCCGGCGCACTTGCTGAACCTGCTGAACGTCATCAATGACGAGGTGAGCCGCGACATTGGCGTGCCGATCGGCACGGTGGACTTCTATGACGTGACGAGCGTCAGCATGCTGCAGATTCCCGAGAACGGTCGGGAGGAGGGCTTGCTGGCGGTGTATCAGTTGCATCGCGATGACGATGGCGACGTGCGGGAGAGCCGGCAACTGCCGTTGTGGTCGTTCCAGCAGGCGAGTGAGTACGAGCCGAACTGGTCGACGCGGGAGCCTGGTGAGGTGGCGCGGTTCATCGTGTACGATCCGAGCCAGTTGTACAACAACCCGATGCCGGTGCCGAACCCGAGCGTGGCGATGCCGCAGTCGTTCCGCATGGTGTATCAGGTGCATCCGTGCGAGATGGAGACGCTGCAGGATCAGCCGTTGGATGGGAAGTGGCCTGGGTTCCATGACATCCTCGCGTACCGCGCGGCGTACTTGCTGACGCGGGACGAGAAGATGCTGCGGGAGTACGAGTTGAAGATCAGGCGCGCTCGTGGTCGCTCGGCTAAGACGGCGCCGCCGGTGATCAACCAGTTGTGGACTCACTCTGGCGCTGGAAGGGGCGCGTTCTGATGGACAGCAACCTGCGTGAGTTCCTGCGGTTCCTGCAGCAGAAGTACGGGGGGGAGCCGCGCGTGGTTCGGAATCGGGAGCCGGTGAGCGTGAAGATTCCGATCTTCCAGCAGTCGGAGCCGGAGGAGCGGTTCGATGTGCCTGAGCAGTTCGGGCAGTTGGCGCCGCTGTTGGGTTCCGCGATGGGTGCTGGGTTGCCGTCGGAGATGGGTGGGGCGCCTGGGTTCGGGGAGGATTCGATGATGCAGGCGGCGATGATGCCTCAGGGGATGCCGCGCGGTCGGATGAACTGACATGGAGCGCGTGCGCCTCGAGCAGTTGGTTGGCATGCAGCGCAATCCGGTGGAGGGCCTGAAGCAGGGGCCTGAGGTGTTGCGGAACTTGTACTTCGAGAAGGCGGGTGGGTACCTGCCGTTCGCGGTGCCGCGCCCGACGCCGTTCGCTGCGTTCTCGACTGCGGTGGCGCAGGGTGTGCGCGGGTACGATCCGAGGGGCACGGTCACGTCGGCTGAGGAGGTTGGCGGCGGGCTGGCGCGGTACGCGTTGGCTTGCGGGCCGTCGGTGCAGTTCAGTCAGCAGGAGTACGCGGCGTCGATCGCTCGTGAGGCGTCGGTGGTGCCGCACTTTGGGGCGTACGCGCAGCGTAGCTCGTACTTCGGTCGCGGGCTGGCTGATGGTTCGTTGTTGATTGAGCCTCTGCCGGTGCGGCCGACGATCACGCAGGATTCGTTGGCGGCGGATGGCTCGGAGGTCGCCACGATCGAGGTGGCGTCGTTGACGTTCGCGAGCGCCACAGGCGCTGGGCGCGGCTCGCTGTTCGGCGTGACGTCCGGTGGGGATGTGTACAAACTCGATCTGGACGATCCAGACGGCGCGCCGGCGCTGATCGCCAGCTTGGGCGGCACTGCGGTGGACATCGCGTACGGCAACGGTTGGCTTGTGGTGCTGAACAGCGCGTCCGTTGTGACGATGAGCGATGACGAGTTCGCCACGAGCAACACGCAGTCGTTGACGAACGCGAACTTGCGCTTGTCGTGGGATTCGCGTGGTGGACGGTTCTACGCGACGGGTGGCCGGTTGTTCCGGTCGGACGCGGTGGGCAGTGCGCCGTTCACGTTCAGCGAGCGCGCCGACGAGTTCTCCGGCCTCACTGGCCCCGAGATCTTCGGCGCCGGCGTGGTGAACATCGACGGGTCGAACCTTTCGGCGCCGTTCTCGAACAGAATCCAAGCAGCCTATTCGGAGGACGGCGGCGTCAACTGGGCAACTTACCGGTGGACGTTGTGGACTGGCTTCTTGGGCGCCTTCAGGGTCGCCAACGAACCAGAAACGGTTGGCGCCTTGTCCAACCACGTTGCTACCGACGGTACCGGTACGGTGTTGGTGGCCGGCAACGACGGTTCTGTCTACAGGCGCAAGGACGCGTTGCTCGCCCCCAACGGTACGTTTCTTTCTCCTAACCACGGGGTAGAGGACAACACCTGGACTCGGCTGGCTGTCGATGTGGATGCCGGCGCTGCGCTGTTGTGGATCGGTTGGAACGCCCCGAGGCGCGTGTGGATGTGCAGCACCGCCACCGGCGGCGTGTTCGAGTCGACGGACGGGGTGTCGTGGACGTTGGCGAGCCGTTTGTCTGGCGCGGTTAGCAGGCTCGCGTTTGACGACAACGGCAACTGGTACGCCAACGAGGTGGGTGGCGGCATCACTGGCTCGCCTGGGGTGCTGGGTTCGCCTGAGGGCCGGTACGTGGTCGCTGCGGTGGCGACCGTGCCGACGCCGGCTGGTGATGTGGTGACGGACGTGGCCACCCTGAGCGCGGACGTGACGGAGATGAACCCGGCGAGCTTGCGGGTGAACGTGCCGGAGTCGGTGACGACGGGCTGGTTGTCGACGTTGACGGCGTCGGAACGTGACGCGTACCTGGCGGCGGTGCGGGTGTACGTGTACGTCGGGTACGACGGCGAGTTCGAGCAGGTGAACCCGGCGTTGTTCCTGGTGAAGGTGCTGCGGTTGGGTGACCCGTCGTATCTGCTGCGCCGCGAGACGATCGAGGCGGTGGCGACTGATTCGCTGCCGTCGTTCAACGTGCTGGACTTGCTGGGCAGCAAGGTGGAGCGGCACAACGGTCGCGTGTGGTTCACGATCCCGAAGTCGTACGAGGTGCCGTTGGTGGACGGCACGGAGGCGCCGCCGCCGCCGGCGCCGCCGGTGGGGGATGACGCGTACGTGTTCGCCGGCGATCCGACGCAGGCGGCGACACTGAGCACGCCGGAGGGCCGCGTTGACCTGACCGGCGGGGTGCCGATCACGCTGGGTGACGCTGCCGGGGTGACGGTGCGCGTCAGCGGCTTCGGTCGAGCGCAGCCTGAACCGCGTGTGCTGATCACGGAACTGTACCGGGCCACCGAGGTCACGTTGACGCCGGGGTCGACGGTGACGGCGGTGCTGCCGCCCGTGATCACCGAGTCGGGCCTGCCGAACGTCGAGGTGACACTGAACCTGAACGTCGCCGGCACCAGCTTGACGATGGTCAACATCGCTGCGGTGACGCCGGTGAACCTCCCGACGTACGGCGTCACCGACGTCGGGTACCGCATGGACTTCTTCCTGCGGGCTGCAGGGTCGGCGTTGCCGATCACGTTCCGACCCAACCCGTTCGGGCCGCAGGTGGTGAACACCGAGTTGCAGATCACCAGCGAGGGTGGCCCGTTCACGCTTGCGTGGACGGAAGCTGGGTTCGTGAACCTGGCTGACCCGCTGAACTTTCTGAAGATCAGCAGCAGCACCAGCACCAGCATCACGGACATCGCGAGCGGCCCCGGTCAGCAGTTGTACGTGTTCCTGCAGAACGAGGTGTTCGCGGTGTACGGCGATCCAGACTTGGATCTCACAACCCGCATCGAGAACTTCGGCGTGAGGAAGCTCACTGGGGTTGTGGGTCACGACAGCGTGTTCCCGGTGGCGCGGTTGGGCAACGAACTGTACTGCGTGCATCGCGGTCAGGTGTTCGCGGTGAGTGAGCAGGGCGTGAACCCGCAGCCGATCAGCGCGCCGATCGACAAGCGCAGCGACCCGATCTTGCAGGTTGTCGGTGACGCTCGCCACAACCACTTGGTGGCGCGCACCCGCGACGGCGTGATCCTGCGGTTCGACGCGGAGAAGCAGCAGTGGTTCGAGGATCCGTGGTCCGGTCAGGACGTCAACCTGCTGCTGCCGTTGCCGCAGTGTGACGCGCAGGCGTACGGGTCGAGGTACGTGATCGGCTCGAGCGTGTACGGCATCACCGAGATTGAGGATGGGCAGTCGGTGGTGGGCCGGTTCGCGTTCACGGACCTGGATTTGGGTGAGAAGAACATCAACAAGCTGTGGCGTCGCGTGCGGCTGCACACGAGCGATGACCTGGACGAGTCTCCTCTGTTGACGTACGACGTTCGCGGCCAGGTGGCGACGGTGGCGGGTCGACTGACGGAGGACGGGGTGTGGGTGTTCACCATGAATCGCGGCGCGGTGGGGCCGAAGATCTCGTTGGACTTCGTGCTTCCCGGCTTGAGCCGCAGCACGACGATCGAGCCGCCCATCGACATCGAGTTCGTACCCCGCTATGTTGAGCGGTAGGAGGCGATTGTGGACTTCATGACGTTGCTTGCTCTCTTGCAGGCTGGTGGCGGGCTGCTGCAGGGCGCGTTCGGCGCGGCTGGCGCTCAGCAGGAGAACAACATGAACCAGGCGATGATGCGCAGGCGCGCTCTTCGGTTGGGTGACGTGGCGAGCATGATGGAGAACATGAACAGCATGGCTCGCTTGCCGCAGGTGTACTCGCGGGCGTTGTCGGGCACGGTGGGCGCGTCTCGAGCTTCGGCGCAGATGCGCGGGTTGGGTGGCAGCGGCGTTCAGGGGGAGCTTGAGTCGCGGATGCAGGGGGAGGCGCTGGCGAGCCTGGCGAATCAGGTGAGCCAGTCGGAGCAGCAGCGGTTGATGGGCCTCGCGCAGATCTACAGCGATCCTGCGTTCGGCGCGCTGAATCAGGATGAGATGCCGAACTCGAACGCGTTGATTGGGCTGCAGGGCCTGCTGGGTGCGGGGATGGCTACCGCGCCGCTGTGGGGGCAGTTGCTGGGGGGTAGGCAGCCGACCGCTGGCGCTAACACTGGCAACGTGGCGCCGCTTGGCGGCGGCATGGGTGGAGAGGTGAGCGACATCATGGCGCTCGCTGAGTGGGCGCGCGGGCAGCAGGCGGGCGCCGGCGGGCGGACGGGCGGTCAGGGCGCCGGCGGCGGCGGGGCGATGGTGCCTCGGTACTTCCCGTGAGCTTCCGCAGCCCCCTCACCAGCTTGGGTGAAGGTGTCGGCCAGGGCCTTCGGGACTTGGCGCAGACGCTGATCGGCGCGAAGCAGCGAGAGCAGGAGATCGAGGAGCAGCGGCTGCGGGACGAAATGCAGCGCACGTTCAACGCCGAGGAAGCGGAACGCGGTCGCCAGTTCCAAGCTCAGCAGGCGGACGTGACAGCGGGCCGCAACATGGGCATGGGGTTCCTGCAGCAGGCGCTGGAGACTCGAGCGAACCTGTCCGCGTTGGCGGCGTCCGGTCAGGACGTGCCGGCGGAGCGGCTGGCGCAGTTGGATGAGATCATCGGCGGACTGCAGGGCGCTGTGGCGACCCCGTTCGCTGAGGCGGGCAACATCGGCTCGATCATCCAGGGGTTCGGCGCGCCGCTGGCGACAGCGACGGGTGCCGCTGCCGCTGAGACGACGTTGCTGCAGCAGCGGCAGGCGCTGCAGGGCGAGAACCTGAACCGCTTCAACGCTGCCACCGACGCTCTCTTGAGTCCGCAGATGGCTGCGAACTTGAGCACGTCGGCTGGGATGGCGTCGTTCGTCGGCAACGCTGCGCGCATCAGGGCGCTGGCGTCGGCGGACATGCCGAGCGGCACCGACACCGCGCAGATGGTGGCGTGGGTGGAGGCGATGGAGAACATGATCGCTGCCGATCCGGCGTTGTCGAGGTTGCGGGACAACGAACTGGCGGCGTCGAACATCGGTCGCGCGATGTCGGAGCAGGCGATGCTGCAGGCGCAGATTCGCACTGCGATCATGAGCTTGGAGTTCACGGAGGGCGCCCTCAAGATCGAGGAGGCGCAGGAGGCTCTGGCGGGCGTGCGGGCCGGCAACGCGCAGGAAGCGTACCGGATGTTCGAGACGACCGGGTTGCTGCTGCCTGGCTTCGAGGAGCGGGTGCGGAGCATGTACGAAGCCAGCAACGCTGGCACGCGTGGCGCGCCGACGTTCGATCAGTTCCGCGAGCAGCGGTTCAAGGCGTACACGGAGCGGCTGGATGCGGACAGGGAACTGCTGGAGTTGAAGGTGCGGGTGGGCCGCAACGAGGCGACCCTCAGCGACTACGATGTCGGCGCCGCCGAGTACCGGGAGCGGTACCGCGACCTGGATCGGTTCGTGGCGATGCAGGGCAGCGCGCTGGAGTTGATCAGCGCGGCGTTGGCGGCGGGTGATGTGGGGAACATCACGCGGATGCTGAACGCGTTGCGTGATCCGCAGGTGGATCCGCGCCTGAACCAGTACCTGAACGAGGCTGGCGTGACTGAGGCGTACCTGAACAGCATGCTGACGCAGGCGAAGGGCGTGCGCGCGTTCCAGGATCGATCGCTGGAGTTCGCGCGGTACGAGTTGGATCAGAAGTTCACGCTGGCGGACATCGCGTTGCGGTCGGCGCAGCGGCAGGATCGGGCGCAGCCGCTGGTGATCGCTGCGCAGTTGCAGGGCATCATGGCGGAGAGCATGTCGCCTGATCAGATCGCGGAGTACCACTCGACCCTGTCGCCGGATCAGCAGGCGTTGATGGGTGGGCCGGCTGGGTTGGCTGCCGCGCAGTCGCGCGCTCGGTTGCGGCAGCGGCTCGAGACGATGAACGTCACGCAGGGCGCGATGGACTTCCTGCGGTTCCTGCAGACGGCGAACATCCCTGACGAGCAGATCGGGGAGACGGCGCAGTCGATCTTGCGGCACCTGACGGACAACGGTGTGGATGCCGGCACCGCGACGGCGATCGCGAACGGCTTCGCTGGCAACTGGATGATCGGCAACAACGAGGAGGCGCGTGCGCAGGCTGCGCATGAGTCGCAGGTCGCGTTGTGGAACGCGCAGGCGGCGAAGCTGGGGATCGTGGATGGCCCTGGCGGGATGGGGATGGATGTCGGTGACGTTCGGCAGTTGCTGGACAGTCAGCGCAGCGCGTTGGGTGAGCGTCGGCAGAACCTGAACACGCAGGCGCTCACGATGGGTTGCCGTGGCGACACGGGCGGGCTGGGTGGCTTGATTCAGCCGCCACCGAACGCGTTGCCGACCAGCTTCAACCCCATGGACTACACGCCGGCCCAGTTCAGCGCACTGACCCGTGGTCAGCAGGCATGCGTGGGTGTCATCCGGCAGTTGGATGTGGTGGACGGGGAGTTGATCGAGTTGGCTGGGCAGTTCCAGAACCTGGCGAACTTCATGGGTTTGCCGGTCGGTTCGAGGGTGCCCGAAGGTGGACCGCTGTACAGCGGCGAGGTGGATTACGGCAACCCTGGCTCCGGCGGCGGGCATCCGCTGTACACCTGGGACATCAGCATGTTCCGTGGGGAGAACCACACGGCTGTGGTGGCAGGGTTTGATTCGCTGGTCGCACGCGGCTTGCTGGACCCGAACAACGAGACGGAAATAAGCGAGTACCTGCAGTTCATGGCCAGAGAGCTTGACGTGTGGAACGACAACGGTGAGCAGCCAGCGCCTTCGCCCGGTCCTCAGACGCAACCCACGGGTGACAGTGGCGCTGCGCCGGCGGCACCGCGAGTAGCTGTCGGTGGCGGCGAGGCAGCCGCGCGGGCGGCGGCTTTGCAAGCTGCTGGGGCGTCCATGCCAGCCAGGGAGCCGGGGGAACCCAATCCCTTCGTGGAGGGTGCGCGGCAGGCGCTCGGGGAGTTCGGCGCCACCGCAGTGCTGCCGAGCTTGGCGCGTGTCGCGAGCGGTGAGGAGTCTGGCACTGGCATCGGCGGGTTGCTGACGCGCGTCATCGATTGGGGCTTGCGGAACCGCCCGATGGTTCCCGGACTGCCAGGCAGGTAACGCGTGGACACCTTCAATGGCTTGACGCTCAACGAGATACTGGGGATACAGGAAGAAGAGGAACGGCGGCAGCCGTCGCGCGAGGCCGCGTGGCGGGAGGCTTTGTCCCTCCCGAGCGGCGGGTCGGTGTGGACGCCACCCAACCCGGTAGCTGACCCCGCAGCCGGGTACACCAGCCACAACATGGCGGGCATGCCGATCGCTCGAGGTTCCATGACCGAGCAGACCCGCTGGACGTCACGCACGCAGAACTGGCTGGATCGCGGACTGAACTTCGTGAGCAGCGTGCTGTCGCCGGTGATGGCGCCGCAGGACATCGCGTTCGCGATGACCGAGGGCTTGCTGGATCCGAACGTGAGCTTGTGGGAGAACTGGAAGAGCGTCGACTGGGGCAACTACACGCCGTGGACGCCAGCGCCGGTGCGCGCTACCACCGGCAGGGACATCGCTCGAGTGATCGGGGTGGAGGATCCCGCGCTGCAGCGGTACTTCGGGCTGGTGGCGGACCTGTTCCTGGATCCGCTGCTGATCGGGTCAGCGTTGCGTGGCATGAGCCGAGCGGTGGGTGGCGCGTCCGCGTTGATGAAGGCGGCGGATGCGGCGGACAACGTGGCTCAGGCGACGATGCTGGTGGGCGGCGTGCCGACCGTGCGGACGGTGCGGAACATCGGCGCGGCGTTCAACCGCATCGCGCCGGCGCCAGTGAGAGCGCACGTTCAGCGGAACATGGATGACTTGGGTGCGCTGATGCATCGGGTGGTCACGCACCCTCTGCGGGCAGCGGATCCGGCTTCCGGCACGCGTGACCTGTCGCTGGCCAGCGCGTTCGTGGTGGACGGTGGCCGCAGCGAGGATGCCATCCGCGCGATCTACCGCACTCGTCAGGCGGGCACTGAGGTGGCGCAGGACGTGAACGAGGCGGTGGCGCAGATCCTGTCGGCGGTGGGTGACCCGCGCGCTGGGCGGTGGCTGCGGGAGATCGTGAACTCGCAGTCGTTGCATTACGACATCCCGCGCATCGTGAGTCAGTACGATCCCGATACCGCTGCCGCGTTGCTGAAGAGCGTGTACGACACCACCCGGCAGGTGGGGTTGGGCAGCATCCCCGGCGCATCGTTCGGGATGGTCGGCGTGAACCTGCCGAATGCGCCGAGGATGTTCTTCCAGGAGGCGGTGGATGTAGCTCGCCGCGTGGACCCGATCTCGCCCAGCGGCATCTTCCAGCGCCTGCGGCAGGGTGAGGACTTGCTGGCTCGAGAGGCTGACCGGATCGCTGCGTTGGCGCAGCGTGGCGGGTACGACGCGGGCGACATGCTCAGCGCGTGGCACAACGCGATGGGCAAGGCAGCGCAAGCTGACGCGCTGATGGGGTACCACGCCAGCGGCATGGGTGTGCTGCGCGAGGTGTTCTTCGAGGCGCTCAGCAACCGTGGGTTGGGCGCGAGTGACATCGCCAACTCGTGGCGGCGGTACCTGCACGAGACGATGACGGGTCGCGGTGAGCAGTGGCTGGGTCGCGTGCTGCCTGACGTGAAGGCGGCGGGTGGCGGCAGCATCACCGGCGCCGAGGTGTTCGGTCGGTACGGCAACGCGTTCGCGCTGTCCGCCGACGCTGTCATCCGCAACGTGCCGCTGGGTCACATGCGCAGAGCGTTCGGGAACTTCCTGTCGCCCGAGCAGTGGACGCGGTACGAGCAGCAACTGCGGCAGGGACTGATGGTGCCGTCCCGCATCCTGGATGAGCCGACGGTGCTGCCTGTGCTGCAGCGGCTGAATCCGCGCTTGACGCCGATGCTGCGGCAGTACCTGGAGATGATGACGCCCACCGGAGCGCGCGGGCAGGCTGCGGTGGGTGTCACCGCCGTCGGCGCGTCGCAAGTGAGCAGCAACGTGATCGACACGATCGACCTGATGCAGTACCTCGTAAGGAACGGCGCGTCCGCTCAGGATGCCAGCAACTACATCCGGCAGATGGTGCGCACCATCAACCCGCAACTGCAGGACGTGGCGGCGGACGTGGCGTTGTACCGCGCCCGCAAGATCGGTGACGTGCCAGGCACGCAGGGCAGCCCCAGCGGCGGCAGGGGCGCGTTCGCTCAGCGGCACGATCTGGATCTGGAGCACTTGGATGTGCTGCTCGAGGCGATGGATCCGGCGTTGTCGTTGACGCAGTCGGCTGCGGCGACGCAGCGGGCGGTGGGCACCAAGAACGTGGTGGCGGAACTGATGCGGTTGGGGCAGCAGACGGGCGGCATCATGGAGCCGACGCTGCGGCGTCCGGTGCCGGCCGGCTGGAAGACGATTCCGATGGACATCGGCAACTCGCAGCCGCTGCTGGCTCCGCTGGCGGGTCGCGCGCTGGAGCCGACGCTGTTCCGTGAGGTCATGAACGTGGTGGCGATGGCGCGGCAGCCGAGCGCGCAGTGGCAGGCGTGGCAGAAGGTGCGCGGGCTGATCACGGGCGGGTACCTGGCGAACCCGGCGACGACCGCCACCAACTTCGCTGGCAACTTCCTGACCGCGTGGCTGCACGGCATGCCGCTGCCACAGATGATCCGCAACTACGTGGGTGTGCTGAAGGACATCGGCAAGCAGGGCCGCAACCTGCCTGAGTACCAGGCGGTGGCGGACCTGATCAGTGGCACCTTGACCGCCAACGACATCGCGCGGCGGTTCCCTCGGATGGCGGAGGGCGTGGGTGCGCTGGCGGGTGAACGCGGTCGGCTGGCCGCGCAGATCACGGGCGCGCCGGCGGCGGCGGATGTCGGCAGTGCGCTGCGGCGGTTGGGTGAGAACTTCTACAACGCGTACCAGGATCAGATCCTGCGACCGGGCGGCGCGCGATCGCTGCTGGGCTTGCGTCACTTCGAGGCGAGCGAGGCGGTGATGCGGATGGCGGGGTACCGCACCGCCATCGAGATGGGCAAGAACGCGGATGAGGCGTGGCGCATCGCGCGGTTCATGCAGTTCGACTACGCGGCGCAGCCTCGGGTGGTGGAGGCGCTGAAGAACTACGGCTTGCTGGCGTTCCCGGCGTTCCCGTTCTTCATGATGGGTCGCGTGGCGAACGCGGCGGTGAAGAACCCCGGTCGGCTCGCCGCCATCGAGCGCACCCCTCGAGCGATCTGGGATTACATGATCGAAAGCGAGGACGAGAAGGCGGCGTTGTTCGCGGCGATGGACGACTGGATGCGGGACGGCAAGTACGTGCCCGTCCGCAATCGCGGTGACGGCCTGTGGACGATGTTCCCGTTCGCGCAGTTCCTGCCGACCGACACGATCGGCAAGATGGGCTTCTACGACAGCTTGCAGTCGATGGGGATCCTCGGGCCGTTCATTGATCTGGTGGTGGCGACACTGTCACCTGACTCGCGTGGCGAAGCTCCGCTGACGCAGCGGTTCGGGCGGCGCGTGTTCGAGCCGACCGCCACCGGGCCGCAGCGGTTCCAGCAGACGATGGAGTTCCTGTACAACAGCCTGGCGCCGGGGTGGGTGCGGAAGGTGTACCGGTTCAGTGAGACGCCGCTGGCTCGAGACACGGGGTTGGTGCCGGAGGCAGTCAACTTCGCTCGCAACGGGTTCCAGTTGAGCGCGGAGACGGGTGATTCGTTGGCGACCATGACGGAGGTCATGCGGCGTCGACCGGATCGTGACTTCTTGGATGAGGTCATCACGTTCACGTTGCGTAGCGTGCGGCCGGTGAGTGCTGCTCCTGGCGCTACCAGCGGCGCGGCGCGGCAACTGGAGGGTGGAGCGAAGCAACTGGAGCGCGACATGCTGGATCTGGCGAAGCAGATCGCGGTCGCTCGAGACAGTGGTGACACGAGGTCGGTGACGCGGTTGACGATCCGGTTGGGTGAGTTGCAGGAGAAGTTCGAGGAGCGGTACGGCCCCATTCAGGAGATCACGCGGGCGTTGCCGCAGATTTACCCTGGGGTTCGCAGGTGACGTACTGGGATGGCGGGAAGCGGTTCGTTCCGCGTCGCGCGTTGCGGGGAACGAAGCCGTACGACTACTTCGAGTTGTCGCTCGCTCAGGGTCCGGTCGCGATCGGGGTGACAGGCCAGAATCGGTTGCTGGACTTCATCGGCACCGCGTGGCTGCTGCTGCTGGACTTCGACATGCAGTTGCGCTTGTTCCGGCGTGGCGCAGCGGTGGACGAGTGGGAAGAGATCACCGCGAACTTGCCGCCGGTGTTCAACGCTCCGTTGCCGGAGGGGTCGAGGCGCGTATCGTTCGCGTTCGATCAGTCGGCGCGAGTGATCGTGGCGTACCAGTTGGACGGCGTGGTTCGCGTCACGCGTTGGGATGCGACCATCAGTCAGTACGTGCAGGGGCCTGACTTCAGTGGGGTGGATCCGTTCGTGGTGTTCGACGCGGTGTGGTACCAGTTCGTTCCGCAGTCGGATGTGTTGCTGTTCTACCTGTCGCCCGATCGCCAGCGCGTGTTGTGCCGCGTGCAACGTGAGATCTACTCCGTCGAGCGGTTGATTCATGACTACGGCGCGCCGGTGGTGATGGACAGGGTCATTCGCATTCCGCTGCGGTACGAGGTGCTGGTGTCGGATGAGGCTGGCGATCCCATCGAGGTCGGTGGTGACCGCGTCGCGCTCGTGTCGGACCCGTACCCGTACCTTGGGAGTGACCTGCTGGACAACTTGAACGTGGAGCCTGGCCCCATCGTTCAGGCCGTGACGCAGGTGTACTACGCTCAGGACGATGACGCGTTCGCGGGCGGCGTGACGATTGGTGACATGGCTGCGGTGGCTACGAGGCAGTTGTATGTCGCGGAACCGGAAGAGTTCTTCGGGACGATAGCGTTGGGTAATGAGGCGATTGCCACGGTCGTGCGGTACCTCGCCGTTGAGGAGGAAAATCAAGTCCTGCTGGGCGCCGTGTCCATTGGGGATGCAGTCGCTACACTGGTGCGTGTGCTTCGTTTCGAGGAGGATGGTCCGTTCTACGGCGCCGTCACGTTGGGAGGAGTTGTCCGTGCAACTACCGTTTAGGGTCCGCAGGTTGCCGTCTGGGTTGCACGTTCCCATGCGTGCCGGTTTCCGTGGTGAGGTTCGTTGGCGCGTGCTGGATGAGCGTGGCGTGCCTGAGATTCCGAGGAACCCGTCTGGGTTCGCTGTCGCGCCGATTGAGGGCGTGCGGCAACCGAATGTCATTACTGACTTGGGCCTTGATCGGATGGCAGTCACGAACGTCATGCGCCCGAGCGTGGGCAACCAACTGTGGCGCAACTACTTGCTTGTGGGAACGGGTTCTACTGCGCCTGCGACCACGGATGTTGCGCTTGCAGCGTACGTGCAGCGCAGCAACGCGGGTGGCCTGGCTAGCGAGGCAAGCACGTTCAATCTGGACACGACGAACAACGTGTTCGCGATGCAGAACATGACGAGCAAGGCGCTCACGTTGTCGGCGCCGCAGAATCTCACGGAGTTCGGGTTCAGCGACGTTAACTCTACCGATGCGCTGATTCGCGAGTTGTTCCGCGATGAGTTCGGTACGCCCATCACCATCAGTTTGCTGGCGGGCAAGATTATTGACGTGCAGCACACGCTGTTCGGGGAGATTGCCGCTCCGACGGCTGGCGTGGCCGGGACATTCGACCTTGAGCAGTACGACGCTACGAACACGCTGGTTAGCACGACACCGTACTCCTACACGCACGGGCCACGAGTCGCCACCGCAGACACCGGCCCCATCACCTTCTTGTTCAACTTGTGGAGTCCCGCCTCATCATCGGTAGGCTCGCTTTCTCAAACGGTGGCGGGCGTGAGTGGCGCTACTGCTTACGCTCGCGTGGGTGGCCTATCTGTCGTCGGGGGCACCAACGCGTATACGAGTGGCGCGTTGGATGCGTATATCGGCTCGTCCCTCCAAAGGACATGGCGGGCGACCATTCCGACTCAGAACGCTGTCGGAACATGGAGCGGAATCAATTTCGGGTTCAGTAATGCTGCGCCTGTCTGTTGGCATGTCGCGTTCGATAGCCCAGCGACGTACGTGAAGCCGAACACGGACACCCTCGCTGTGAACTTCACGAGCACCTGGGGCAGAATCTGAATCATGGCGCTTCCGCTTCCCGTTGAGGTTCAACCCCTTCAGCAGCCGTTCGAGTTCGCGCTGCTTGCGGAAGCGCAACTGCTGTTCGACCTGGCCGGCATCGAGCCGCTGCCACCCATCGAGGAAGTCATCCAGGTTGACTTCTACACCAGCGGGCAGGTGACGAACGAGTACAGCTTCTACGCCACCGGCGAACCGATCGATGAAGAAGTGCTCGAGAACATGACCGGCGTCGGCAACCCCGAGGGCGCGTGCCCGCGACCGGAGAACTTCTTCGGTGGCGTGGTGCCGCATCCGAGCGTGGGGTTCTTCCCGGTGGTGGGCGGCGCGAAGCATCCGTGCGGCACGCCGACGCTGGTGGTGGAACCGGCGCTGACGAGCTTGTTCGAGTGGATTGACGTGAGTTCGTTCTACTGGTTCGAGAGTCCGTACCCGATCTTGGATGAGATCGAGCCGTACGTGCCGCCTGATCCGATTGTGCCGGACCCGTTCTTCGAGCCTGCGTGGCGTCCGTCGTTCATGTTCGACTTCTTCTTGGGTCGGTACCGCAGCGTGGGTTGCGATCCGGTGGACTTGGAAGTGTTGGCGCCGGCTGCGGTGGTGGTGGAGGGCTTCGAGCCTGAGGTTGCGGCGACGTTGAATGTGGTGGCTCGTCCGTTGGTGCGGCCGTTGGTGGTGGAGGGTGTGGCGCCTTCGGTGGTGGTGACGGAGAGCGTGTGGGTTGCTCCGGCGCAAGCGGGTGTGGTGGTTGAGGGCTTCGCGCCTTCGGTGGTGGCTACCGCGAACGTGAGCGTGGTGCCGGCAACCGCGTCGATCGGTGTGGTTGGGTTGGCGCCTGCGGTGGATGATGGTGGCGCTGGGGTGGTGCCGTGCAATGCGGTGTACTTCGATGGTGAGCCGGTGCTGTTCGATGGTGAGTACGTTGTGTTTGGGACGTTGACGGCTGATAGTACGGGTATCTCGGCGGATTCGACTTGCTTGACTGCGGATCACGCGTAGGAGGCTGGAATGCCGATTGAGGTCATCAATACTGGCACGGTGGACAATGATGGGACGGGTGATTCGTTCAAGTTGTCGATGACGAAGGTGAACGCGAACTTCGTTGAGCAGGGCGTGAATCTTCGGTATGTCGCTGGCGCGAACCGTCTTCGGTACTCACGGATGCTCGCCTCAACTGGCTGGATTGCCTCTGGGGTGACGCCGACCTACAATCAGGTTGCGTTGCCTGACGCTCTGGTGAGCGACTACTACGGGCCGCTCGTGCGCTCCGTTCAACTGGTGGTGCCGTCTGCCGGTGACAGCTTTCTGGCTTCGGATGCTACGGGCAATCGCACGAAGACATCGAACACGGTGACGTTGACCGTTTCCGCGTACGTGCGGGCAACCACAAGCGGAGCGGGCGGAGTGAGATTGAGGCTCATCTACTTCAACGGCGCGTCAGTGGTGTCAGACCGCGACAATCTCGACAGCGTGGCGAGTCCCGTTCAGAATCAGTGGTATCGCTTGGTGGGTTCGTATTCGGAGACGTTGGCGCATGACAGAATCACCTTGCGCTTGCAGCATGGCGGCACGGGCACGTATCAGTGGGCTGGCATTCAGATTCAGGCTGGCGGCGTGGTTACGCCGTACTTTCCGAACCCGTTGGATGAGGATTGGTTCTGATGGCTAAGACTCTTGTTGACGCTGGCGTGAAGTGGACGCTTGACGGAGCGAACCTGAAGGGCGCAGTGGTAGCGATGGGGCCTACCGCGCCAGTCAGCCCGCAGGATGGCGACCTGTGGTGGGACAGCAGCATCGGTCAGATGTTCGTGTACTACGACGACGGCGACAGCCAGCAGTGGGTCAGCGCCAATCCAAGCGGTGTGGAAGCCGCGAAGCTGCTCGGGATCGCCAGCATCACAGCCGACGTGAACGGCATCACCACGGAACAGGACGTGTCTGGGCTGTCCGTGACCGTGACGGTTCCGGCGGGTCGCCGCATCAAGTTGGAGGCGTTCCTCCGAACGTCGGCGGTGAACAGCAGTGGTAGTGCGGTGGTGACGCGGGTGTACGCGAAATTCATGCGGGGCACTACGGAGCGGGGTTTCGCGGCTGACTTCGCGGTGCCCGTCAGCAGCACCACAAGCTCGCGGGCTATCGGTGGCGCTTTCACGTTCGATACGCCTTCGGCTGGTTCGGTGACGTACAAGATTCGCGGCGGCGCGCTTGGCACGAACGCCAGCATGAACATTGAGGCCGACGCGAACAGGCCTTCGTGGTTCGCGGTGTGGGATGTGGGGCAAGCATGAGCATAATTGACTTCCCGAACAGCCCCACCGTTGATGACTTGTTCCGCGTGGGTGACGTGACGTGGAGATGGAACGGAACGCAATGGGTGGGAGCGTACCTACCGTTCAGTCCCGACCAGATTGGCGGGCTGCGCCTGTGGCTCGATGCGAGTGACGCGAACACCATGACGCTCGCGAGCGGAGCCATTAGCGAGTGGCGCAGTAAGGACGCGAACGCACGCGCGTTCACGCAGGCCACGCCAGCCTCCCGACCCACGTACGGCGGCACGTTCCAGAACGGGCGGCAGGTCGCCGTGTTCACGAGCCAGTGGCTCGTCAGTACCGCAGCAGCGAGTGTCTGGAAGTTCCTGCATGACGGCGCTAAACACACCTTGTTCCTCGTGGTGAAAGCTGGCTTGGTCGCCAATCCTGACGCCCGCTATGATGTCATCAGCACTGGAACCGTGGGCGCTGCCACCATCTCCTACACCGTGCTCTATGACGACCGTAGCGCATTCTCCCGTGACGATGCTATGGCACTCAGGGTATACAACGGCACAGACGTTGTGGCGGCGGCAACAACCCCCAACTCTTCTGTCCCTGCGAATACGTTTGTGCTCATTAGGGTGGATGGCGACGTTGGGAATGGGATAACCGCTGACAGAGGCGCTATCGCTGTCAACGGGGGAACCCCAACGGCCGTTGACGTCGGAACGGGCACGCCGTCTTCCTCTGATCCGATGAGCACTCTTCATATCGGCGTCAATGGCGACGGCGTTTCCTTTCCGCTCAGGGGTGGTATTGCCGAAGCTCTCATCTATGAAGGTGAACTCACTGCTGCCCAGGTGGCGTGGAGTGAACAACGCCTGGCCGCGAAGTGGGGCATCACGCTCGCATGAAGCACCTGACGCTCGCCGCCCTCGTCATCCTGTTCTGGCCCATCCAAGGCACCACCCACGGCTGGGTGTGGAGCACCCTCATGCTCGTGGCCATCTGGAGGGATTGGGTGCGTGTCGCGTAAGGCATGGGTGCGTCTCGTTCGGCGCCTCATGCGTCGCGTCACCCGCTGCGGACGATCGTGATACCATCACTCCCGTGAGGTTGGGCGACCCCTCGAGTGCCCCACCTCCGCTACCAACCAGCCCCCCGCCGCTCCCAACCCGGCGGGGGGTGTTACTTGGGTAGCTCAATGCGAGAGAGCGCAGCGAGTCCTACGGCGATCGCGTCCGCCACATCATGCTCAAGCACGTCATGCTGCGGGTACCGCTCTTGAGCGGCGGCGAGCATGGCGTCCTTGTCAGCGCGTCCGTTGCCGGCCAGCGCCTTCTTGGCGGTGCCGATGGGGATGCTGAGGATGGGAATGCCGAGGTGCCAAGCTCGCAGGTGCAGCGCGCCGACCATGCCGTAGTGGATCTCGAGGTGCCGCCCGCCGAGGCGCGCTCCGCCGGTCATGCGTTGCTCGTACGCGATCCAGTCGGTGTCCGCTTTCACCCACAGCGCAAGCCAGTTGCTGAAGGTGCTGAGCGTCTCACCGAGGGTGGTGGTGCTGGCGAACGATGCGACCTCGACCCACTGCAGTTGCTGATCGCGCCAGCATGCGATGCCGGTGCGCGTCTTGCCTAGGTCGAGGCTCACTCCTCGAATCTGCGTCTCCATGCTCGGACGGCCTCCTCTGCGTCGTACGGGTTGAAGAGCCAGCGGCCTTGCATGCTGCCGCTGGCTTTGGTGCGTCTGATGCGCGCGACGAGGTGCGCGCCTTCGCCGTCGCCGGCGAGCCACTTCCACATGGTGCGCTTGTGAACGCCGAACAGGCGAGCGAGCTTGTTGGTGTCGTAGTGGTGACCCGCGAGTTCTTGGGCGTCTTGCCGTTGGATGGACTGCTGGATGTACCGTTCCGCCCACTCGTGGGGTACGACGGCGACGTTGCGTCGTCCGGTGTGGAGCATGCGTGCTACCTGCGCTGCTTTGGCGGCTCGGGTGACGTTCTCGGTGCGGACGCCGGCTGCGGCGGCGACGATGCCGGCCCTGACGGTGGCGGCGACGTGCGCGTGCCGCAGCCCGAGGCGTACCGCTTGCTTCTGCACGGCTGCTTTGCTGCGTTGGATGCTCTTCGCGAGCGCGGTGGGTCCGTCCCGCCCGTACCTGGCTTTCAGGAGGGCGATCTCTCGCTCCGTCCAGGGCGGGCCGGCCATCGGCTACTCTTCGTCCTCCTCGCCGTGCATGCGGCGCCAGATGCCGCGCAGGCTCTCGTGCGTGCTGTCGAGGGCGAGGGTGCTCATGACTTCGATGAAGACGGTGGCGCTCATCTCGGGCCGGCCGACGGCCATCGCGAAGTTCTCTCGAGCTTGCTTGAGTAGCTCGGCCACGCCGGCGGTGATGCTGATGGTGGTGAACTCGTCCTCGGGCGCGCCGTGTTCCTGTCGGAGTTGCGCGAGGATCTCCTTGCGGGTGAGGTTGAGGAGCGCGTGGTAGTAGGTGGGTGCGTTGTCGGGCGTGATGTCGGTGTGCCGCGCGATCTCGTACGCGGTGTAGGGGCTGGTGCGCTTCATGTCGTGCAGCGGTATGCCGCCCCTGAGGCAGAACGCGTCGTACGCGGTGGCGACCTTGGTGGCGACGGTGCTGGGCAGCAGGTCGGTTTGCTCCTGCTCCTTGGCGGCGCGCACGGCTTCAGCGTAGTTGAAGTCGGCGGCGTCGCGGACGGCGTTGTACAGGCGCCCGAACTCCCAGAGGCTCTCGTTGGCGTCGTTGCTGTACTTGGCCAGGTCGCGGATGAGGGTGCTGTACGGGTTCATGCGGGTTCCTGCGGTTGGAGCGCGTCGATGGCGGCGCCGTCGAGGTTGACGGGCTTGATGTGCCGCAGTGGGATGGTGAGGTCGCAGTACACCTTCCGTCCGCTGGCTCGCCACAGTTCGCAGAAGGCGTAGTCCTCACCCTGGTACTTCTGGCGATCGGGGAAGGTGGGGTGCCGGGTGAGGGTGTAGTCGAACAGGGCGTACAGGTGCCGCTCTGCGCCTTTGACGCGTTCGTCGTAGTACTGCAGGCCGGGGCGTTCGTCCATCAGCGCGCGGATGGCGGGCAGTCGCATGCGTAGGAAGGCGGTGGGGATGGCTGCCACTTCTGCGACGCCGTCGACCACGTTGAAGTACTGCTGGCCTTCGGGGTTGGTGAGCGGCTGCAGCGCGAACGGGAAGTCGTCGCGGAAGTTGGCTTTCTGGCTGGCGCCGACGAGGTCGACGTCGTGCTTGAGGAGCCGCAGTAGGGCGGTGGGGTGGAACGCGATGTCGCTGTCGATGAAGACGGCTTCGTCGTAGCCCGTCTCGATGGCTTCGCTGATGAGTGCGTTGCGTGCTTTGGTGACGCTGGCGATGTTGCCGTAGCTGATCCAGCCGACGGCGATGCCGTGCTTCTCGAGGTAGTTGCCGGCGCGCATGACGCTTTGGGCGTGTTGGGTGTGGACTTGTCCGCCGTAGGCGGGGCTGAGGATCGCGACTCGTTTCATGCGGCTCTCCGTTCCATAACAGCGTTACTGGAGCGCCGTGGCAGCACGCCAGCCTTCAGCTTGGCCCCCAGGTAGGCGACAGCTTCTCGACGTGTGGACTCCGGCTCCCAGTAGCGAGTGACGGTCATGCAGCGCGCCCCATGTTGCGTTGAGATCAGCCGCTGCGGAATGCGACGCAACGCCGGCCCCACGCCAGTGTGCCGACGCGTCGGCGCGAACCCGTTGCTGTACCTCGACGCCAGCGTGGCAACCACACCCACCGACGATCGGAACAAGCTGGCCACCTCCCGCGTGGACAGCCAGGTGCGGCGGATCTCCGCCTCCTCCTCCTCCCGATCGCCCAGGCGAGCGATGTACTCGTCCACCCACCACTTGGGCGCCAACCGAACGTGCGGGTACACCGGCGATCGCTTCATCACGTCGTCCTTGATGGCGGCGGCGACAATGTGGCGGTGCGCGAGGCGCGTCTCGTTGGCGGACAACTCGCGGAAGTGCGCGTCGACCAGCGGCACCAGATCGTCACGTCGACCCGGCTCGAGGTACAAGCCCAGCTTGTTGGCGCGAGCGGAGATGGCGTGACGGGTGCGCGGTCGGCCGCGTTGAGCGAGCACGCGGCTGACGTCGGCGGCGCCGAAGCTGCGGTACCGCAACCGCAGCAGCTTCTCGTCCTCAGGCAGCCACGGCGTGTTCCAGGGCATCAGGCGCCCGCCCCAGGTACGGGGAACAGCACCTGCTCCATCTTGCCTTCCTCCCGCGCCGCTTCGATCGCGCGATCCAGCGTCTGCGACATCTCGTACAGGAGGTTCATGACGTACTGGTCGTCGCTGCGGTTCCAGATGTTGTCCCGCGTGTGGGCTTTGGTGCGACTCAACGCGAGCAGCTTGCCGGAGGCGTCCCTGAAGTCCTTGATCGCGTCGGTGACGGTCACCGCAGCACCCCGATCCACATGATGATGTTGATGATGAGCAGCACCTGCAGCACGCGGATCTTGACGTCGTGCCGGCTCACTGGTTCGCTCCCCACGCCGCCGCTTCCTTGCTGACCTCATCGATGAGACGCATGCTGGCGTTGTGCCGCTTGGCGGCGTCGCAGCAGAAGAACGGGCGGTGCCACAGTTCAGCGCGTCCGTTGCGAGCGACGGTCGGTTCGGGTGGCGCTCCGCAGTGCGGGCACGGCTTGGCGGTGCGCTTGCCGAGGATCCACTTGCCGTTCACCACCTCCAGGCCCAGGTTGATGTACTCGCCGTCAGTCATCGGTCTTCCTTCCCGCGCTCAGCAGGCGCTTGATCTCTTGGCCGGTGAGGCTGCTCTTGAATGCGCTCTGGAACGAGCGCCGCAGCACGTCGAGCGCGTACGCGCCTTCGGTTCGGCTGATGGTGTTGATGCCGCCGGCGGCACGCAAGCCAGCGACGACGTGCGGATCGCTGGTGTGAACGCCGGCTCCGGTGCGGGCGTACTCGAGCACCATCGTCCACGCGTTCGCGGCGTTCTCGTCGGCGTCGCCTTGGATGACTTCCACGAACCGCATGGGCGCCGGCCAGAACTGGTCGTTGTCGAACACGACGCGTGCGGCGTGCTCGAACTGTTCGGTGGTCAGGCGATCGCGGAGCGTTTCGTAGTACCGGTGCATGACTTGCTTGTTGGGGCTTCTGCCGAATCTCTCGTGCAGGAGCGTCATCTCGCGAACGAAGACGGAGCGATCGAGGCTCACCCTAGATCCTCCATTGGCCGCAAGTGATCCTGCGGCATCATGAACCCGCACCGTCCCGACCCGCGCTTCATCTCGGACCAGTACTGCGGCTGCTTCACGTCGCGACCGAACGCCCACCCGACAAGGTCGTACGTTCCAAGCTGCCCGACCGCCAGCACGTACGGCTTGTCGTCGTCCGCTCCTCGCGGCAGAAGCAAACGGCCCTTCTCCCATCGCGTGGTCTTCACCTCGTAGCGGCCGGCGTCCTCACCTCTGAACTTCGAGACACCCGACCAGTACACGCCTAACCCCTTGGCCGCAGCCATCTCTCCGAGTGCGCCTTCGATGTCGATCATCCATCGGTCCACTTCGTGTTCGGGGCGCTCGTCGTCGGTGTCGATTCGGCCTTTGCCGATGGCTGTGCAGGCGCGCATGATGCCTTGCGTGGCGCCCAAGAACAACTCCTGCGGCGTCAACTTGACGATCACTACAGCCCTCCGATGGCGTCAGCGATCGCCTTCGCCGTGCCAGCCAACTTCCGATCACCCGCCGACAAGCCACCACCAGCCGCGAACTTCTCAGCCTTCTCCACCACCCGACCCTCCACCAGCAAGTTGTCGAGGCCGTACCCCTTCTCCACCCAGTACGGATCGCCAGCCACCTGCCGCGCCGCCGCGCGGAAGATCTGCTCCGCCTCAGCGCCAAGCTCACGGCGTAGCTTCGCGAACTTCTTGCGCCTCGCTGCGGTGGCGATGCGAACGACGGGAAGGGCGCCGCAGTTGTCGTTCCAGATCTCCAGGAAGGCGTCGGTGAATCCTGCCACCTTGGTGGGTGGGTTGGCTTGTCCGTTGCTGTAGATGGTGAGGGTGTCCTCACGCGTCGGCTTTGCCGACAAGGGTTGTAGACCTTCTTCGTGTTCGTCAGTCTTCGTCCCTACAGTCTTCGTTACGTGCGGTTCTCCGACGTCGGATTCTCCGACGTGCGAAAACCGCACGTCGGTGGGTTCGTCACCGACCACGTACTGCCATCCCCTCAGTCGACCAGCCTCGTCCCTGACGGCGTTGCGGGTAACGTACCCAGCCTCGGCCAGTTCGTTGAAGGCGCTTCGGGTTGCGGCTAGACCGTCCCGAGTCTGCTGCGAAAGGTACTTCAGGCTGTGATCCCAGTCGTCGGGGTACGACAGCATCAGCAGCAGCAAGCCCTTCGCCTTCAGGCTCAGGTGTGGTGATCGGACGATCTCGTTCGGGAGGGTCGTGAAGTGCTTCTTCCGTCGTGCCGTGTAGTAGGAGCGAATGTTCACCTTGAACTCCAACCCTGCCGGTCGGATATACTGCGCGTGCACGCGCCAGCGTCTTCTGCACACGCAGCCCGACAGGAGGCCCCCCAACAGGGGGCCTTCGTCATGCTATCAGCCGAACGCCTTCTTCGGTCGGGCCGCGTGCAGCACGCGATTCAACCGATCAACCCACTCCATAGCCGAACCAGACGACGCGCACACCACCACCACCGTGTCCTCACCGTCATGCAACGCGTACAAGTACCCCGGCAGCAACCGATCCGCGCTCGCCAACTTCAGCAACTCATGCACCGCCTGCGTCACCCCACG